GTGGCGCTCATGATCCAAACGGACTTTGACCCCCGGGGGGTCACTCTCTGTATTTGCCCAGCTCAGACCGTTCGTGCCCGATCTTGCTGAAGTCACGCAGAGTTAGCGCAGGTCACAACGGTTATCGCTAGATCGCATCGAGGCTCACGCTCAACGACGCACGCACCAATGGCTCAGCGTTACGTCCTGCGCCCCTTCGCCCATTGCATGATCTATGTGCGAGCCTGACCATTGAGCGATCAGGTACCCCTGACCCTCCATTGGCTATAGCGTCCAGGTGATCTGCTGTCCTGCTCATGGGATGACGCCAGTCCAGTGTCTGGTCCACGTAGGTATTGCAGCGCCAGCAATGCGTCTCCTCGCGGAACACGCGCTCGCGTAGGCGCCTCCACGCGCGTGTACCCCTCGGGTCTCCAGCCTTGCTTGGTGTGCGCTTACATATGAGCGAGCGAGGGCCGAAGGCCATAGGTGACGTCGAGAGCGCTACGTCCCAGCCCGGCCACTCAGGCAGCCCGTCTATCCGCTCGAGCTTGCCGTACCACGTGTCTATCGCGGCTTGGCTGTACTTGCGGTCCTCGCGCCTACGGTGGCCCACCCGGTAGTGGCACACGTCGGGCGGGGTCAATATCAGGTAGGCGTGGGTCGCGTTGACCTCGCCGATCGTCCGACGTCTTGCTGAGCTCGTAGCGCCGGAGCGGATGATGACCGCTTGCGCGTTCGGGTCGTCGGCCAGTCTCGAGATGCCCTTGCGGAAGTACGCCTCACCATGCGGCTTCCAAGCTGGATCGTCACGGTCGTAGATCGTGAAGCCCTCAGGAGCCTGACGGGCGATGGTGGTTTTACCCGCGCCTGGAGGGCCGAAGAGGACCACTACGAGACGAGACAACGGGCCTCACCTCGATTGGCTGGGCTGCGGGTCTCCTGCCTCGACATACAGCGTCGGTGTCGACCCCGAGTGGATGCCACCGGCCGGTTCCCTGACGTACTCGCCTGTCCGCGTCCGAACCGCTTTCCGTCAAGCGCTTGCGCGCCCTGCCCGTAACGATTCTACCGTCCAGATATGACGAAAGCCCGCACTGTGGCGGGCTCGCTGGGCAGACTCCTGGTTGGTCAGAAGCGTACCGATCACGCCTCCCTTTTTGCAACTACCCGGTTGCCGCGTGTCCTTCGTCTCCGTTGTGCCTCCGCTGATGCATCCAAGACATCGCCAACCCGGTAGCCATCGCCCTTGCGCGCGAGCAGGCCCATCTGCACCCATTTGCGCAGGTCTGCCGTCGTTTTGTGGACCAGCCGCGCGGCCTCGGCTGGGATCACCACATCGTCGGCAGTCCACCTGACCAAGGTTTCGCCGAGCCAAGTTTCACCGATTGCATGCGCACGTGCGGCCCACACTGGACGCTCCTCTGCGGGCAGCAGCATCAGCAGCGAGTTGGCGATCCGCCGCGCCCGCTCGGTCGGGGTGTCTCCGGGCCAGGGCCACTTCTCCGTCATGCAGCTCCTTGCAGGAAGGCGTTGCCGTAACGCTCGTAGTCGTCGTAGGGCATCGTGTGGCCGCAGCGGTTGCAGTAAACGGTGTCCGACCCTTCGACCTGCTGTAGCTCGTCGCGGGCGCAGTGCTTCTGCTGGCACCGGCCCGGTAGGTGCTTGACCCGTTTGGTCAGGCCCAGCCAGGATCTGGCGCGGTCGTGCAGCCACATGAGATCAAGGATGCCCTGCGCGCCCGTGATCTCCGCCAGCACGACCGAGCGATGCCTGACCGCGTCCTCATCGGCGCACAGCGGATAGTCGGCCAGCTGCTGCGGACCGAGCAACGCCAGTTTGTGAACCCGCGGTTCGAGGATCCCGCACGCCCAGTTCACCGCCCAGCCGTCACGGACCCGCTTCGACAGATGCGACAGGTGCTCCAGGTCCGCCAGCACCTCCGCCCACGCCGTCGTCACCCACCAGATGGCCCGCTGCAGCGCCTCGATGTTCACCCGGATCGGAATCGGAGCCTCACCGCTTCCGCCCGGCTGTCCGTCCATCGCCTGGGTCGGGAACTTCGGTAGGTAGCGTGCGAGGTCGCGATAGTCGAGCACCAGCTGGGCCGCGGCCTGTTCGCCGGCGAACAGGCAGTCCGGGCATAGCGCCGTCTCAGCGACCTCGGCCGCGCGCTGGTGCTGGAAGTTGTAGTTGCGGCAGCGCCGGTCGGCCAGACAGACGTCGGTCATGACGCGCTCCAGGGAAGTGTGGTCCGGCCGATGCGCACCTTCGCCCCCGGCGGGACGGGCGTGACTCCACGAACCTTGACGTGATCAAACATGCTGCGGGAGCCAGGCATCACCAGATAGGTGCCGTTGGTCGAGCCCATGTCCGCGACGAAGTACCGGCCGTCCTGTTCAGTGATGCGGCAGTGGACAGGCGACATGTACTCATCCGTCGTGGACACGACCACATCACGGCCGGGACCACGGCCGAAGGTGACAGAGCGGCTCATGCCTTCACCAGCACAGCGATCGCGATGGCGCTGAGCACGCCCATCGCCACGATGCCGGCGACGAACTTGACCACGTGCAGCCACTTCGGGCCCCCGTAGACCGGTTCGGTGGTGACCCAACTCAGATCGACCGGGGCAGGCTTGAACACTGGGTGGCGGGAACGGCCGTGACCGTGCTCCGTGCCGTTCAGATCGCACGACGCGTCTCCGCACCAACGGGAATCGGGTATGCCGTTGGCCTGATTGCCGCGCGCAATGGCGATCTGGTCCCCCTGCCAAGATGTCCGATGCCACCTGTGCGCCGTGCGCGCGGCGAGGTAGCGCTCCTCGAACTCGGCGATCTGCTCAGCAGTCACGGATTCCGGGAAGCGGATCACATAGTCCGGTCGGTCGTTGACGCCGGAGTAGATCTCCATTTCGGCGCTCTCTGGCGTGCTCATGCATCCTCCGAAGGGTGAGACTCGACGCCGTACGCGAACGGAGCGCCATCAAGCGCGGCCTGTAGCAGCTCGCACCAGTTCCTGAGTCCTTCTGCTTTATCGAAAGGCACCGCCGGGTCGTCGGCCACGTGACGGAAGAAGTCCACCTCCTGCTGGATCGAGTGCACGAGTTCGCGCATGCTGGCGTGTTCCAGTCGCAGGTTGGCGTTCTCCAGCTACAACTCGCCGATCCGCTTGCGTTGACTTTCGCGGATCTCATCGTCCTCGCTACGCGACCTCGCCAATCGGGAAGGCCAGGGAAGCTCCGCCTTGAACGGCCGGCGCAACGTCACCCGGACGAGGTTCCCGAAGGCATCCGCATACGAGTAGCCATTGGGCTGGTCGAACGTCTCCACCAGCCAGTCCCCGGTCGTCTCGTCGCGTTCTATCCGTGCCTCGACCGGGACCGTGGTGTAGACGATGTCGTGCAAGGTGCACCAGTCGTGAAGTGCTTCGCGTTCCTGCTCGGTCAGCTCCACGTACGGGATGCGTTCGTAGACGGCCATCAGCTCACCTCCACCCTTCCGCGTAGACGGATCTCCCCGGTTGTGCCCTTGCCGCTCAGTGCCCTCAGTAGCTCTTCCACGGTCAGCGCACGCTCCAACTCGTAGACCGCTACGCCGCAGCCACGCTGGCAGATGTAGGCCCGAAACCCGGCGGCGAGCTCATCGAAACTGGTCCGCTCGATCAGCTCTCCATGGCCTTCCCGGTTGCAGATCTCCCGGATCACCGCCAGACGGGTCTCGTTGTCGATCTCGGTCATCTTCTCCCCAACTCTCCGATGCCGACCACCACGCCGTCGGCGAACCCTTCGCTGTTGACTCGGTGGACGAGCAGCTGACCCACGCCGAAGTGGACGACCTTGTGGCCGTCCTGCGTCCAGACGGACACGTGGTCCTGAACGTACAGGGCGAAGCCGTCCTCCATCCGGGCCTTGAACCTGACCTCCCACGAGGCGCGGCCCGGCATGTACTTGCGGGAAGTGGCCTCGCGCATCTTCGGCTCGATCAGCTCGGAACAGATGCGACAGTGGTACTCGGTGATCCAATATCCTTCGCAGTCGTCATCGTGGTCCGGATCGGTGCAAACGATTTCCCGCTGCTCCGCCTTCAACGTCGGCAGGTTGCCTTTCTTGGTGTAGGCGTGCATGTGTCCAGCGCTGTCGAGGAACGTCCAGTTGGGATCGGGTTCCACGCTGGCCGTGACGTCGATCTGCTCCACGTCGTAGTCGATGGACGCCTCGATCAGGCCCTTGCCGTTGATGAGGACGTTGAGCGGGTGATCCGTGGCCTGGGGCATCAGTAGCCTCCGTGTTCTTCAGGGTCACAGCCGCGCATCTTGATCGGCTTCGGTGTTTTGGCGTAGAGGTAGCAGTTCTCGTAGCTCCAGCAGCGGCGAGGCATGCGGCACGGGCCGGGTCGGCAGGCACCCTCGCGCTTGTCGCGAAGCGGAATCATCTGTGCTCCTCCATGCTCTTGGCGATCGTTCCCTCAACCCTGCCGGTGACATCAGGTCCGCCGTCCCACTGATCAAGTACGGCGTTGAAGGAGTGGGAGATGTAGCGGACCTTCAGCCGCGAGAAAAGGCGTGGGAGCCAGCCCTGCCATCTACCGTCCGGGACATCGAAGGTGACGCGGACCTTGCCCTGCGTCTCGGGGAACGGCTGGAACATGCCGCCAGAGTTGTTGAAGGTGAACGTCGCGCTGGCCGACTTCAGCCCGGCCAGGTACTCGCCCCAGATTTCGCTGTCGGGTATGCCGTGGTCGATGGTCACGTCGTTCACGAAGGACGTCATGTCCACGCCGTTGATGTTGAACTTGTCCATCAGCGCCTCCTTCGGCGTCGGGCCAGCAGAGCATCAGTTGACTTAGACGACGGGTGTACCGAGCTCGGAAAACTCGACACTTGCGGGCCGAGCGCCATGATTTGCGATACTTCGTCCGCAAAACACTTCCAGCCACGGGGACTGACCTCGAGAAACGTCTGACCGGTCACGACTTCTCCCGGTGCGGGTCGTCGTAGATCTCGCCGTCACGCTTGAGCCACTCCCGGGACTCGTGGTGCTCCATCCGAAGCAACCTCGACGACAACCACACGCCGAACGGGACATAGCCCTCGATCACACCCATGTCCACGACCTCGCGCGCTTCGACCGGGATCGTCCGTGACGGATCGCGACTGTCCGGTGCATGGAAGCGCACGATCAGCATCGCGCTCACCCATGGGCTCGGGTCCGCGACGATGCGCATCTCCCAGCCCGGCTTGTATGTCCAGCGGGCGAGCTCCTCCTGAAGCCGCTTGACGGTCAGGTAGTCGGTGATTGGATCAACTGTCACGGCTTGCCTCGTCGCCGGCCTTCAGGACTCCACCCGTGGCCTTCTCGTCTTCTCCGTCGAGCACGGCCAGGATCGCCACGGGATCGAGCGCGCCGTCCTCGTGGGTGCACACGCCGGTCTGGTCGTAGGCGCACGGCTTCGACGCCACCTCGGCCAACTCGCGTACCTTGCGGATGCGCCCCTCCAACACCTTGATCCGCTCTTCGAAGCGCTCCTTCAGCTCGTCAGCGATCTCCTTGAGCTGCTTGTCGTCGATCCGGACGTTCACGGTTGCGGTTTTCTGTGCCATTACTGCTGCTCCTTGAGTAGGTCCCGGATCTGCTCGGCGTTGCAGCATTCGATCTTCGCTATGTAGTCGAGTGCGGCCTGACGCTGACGCTCCAAAACGAACACACGCTCTCGTAACGCATCAAAAGCAGCACCGACAGGGAGACCCGATGTGCCCGAGGCCTGGCGGTCCCGATCGGCCGGGTCGGTGATGAACACCTCGTAGACCTGCTGCGGGTCGATGAGCAGGCGCACCCGCTCGCACTCCTGCGCCAAGCCCAGCATGGCGTCGCGTTGGCGAGCCAGCAGGTCCCGTTCTTCCTCGGTGGGCATCGGGTTAGGAAGAACAGGGTCGGAGTTAGGAAGAAGCTCATCAGAAGTCATGGTGGCACTCCTGACAGAAGTTAATCTTCTCGGCGCGAATGGTCAGCAGCCGCCACAGCGACTCGACCAGCGACGGCTCGAACTCGTTCCCCCGGAACAAGCGCTGGCGATGCGGCGGCAGCGCGCCGCGCTTGATGAGCTTCCACATCTCTCGGCGGTAGGCGCGCACCAGATCCTTCGCAGTCCGGTAGCCGTGGCCGCACTCCAGGCACCACTCCCACGCGTCGCCGCGCTCGTCGACACCGCACGAGTAGCAGTGGTATCCCTCGCAGCCGTCGTCAGGGTCATGTACCTCGACCTCGCGGGTTGAGGTCGGACCCAGCCAGATCATCGCTCCTCCAAAAGCTCTGGTGTGTCGGAGGCGTCGATGACCAGGCCGCCGTCTGGCCAGCGTTGGGCCTGCATACCGTGGACCTTCTCCAGGTGCTCGACGATCTCTGTGATGCTCTGGGTTTCGGCGCCGCAGAGAGCACAGACTGACCGCAGGCGTCGCGGGATCACCGGGTCTCCTTTCGCTGCTTGGGTTGGGAGCGTCGCTCCTGCAACGCTTTCCACTCCTCTAGATGTTCTTGGGGGTCGTACTCGAGGTGAACGCCGATGGAGTGCAGATGCTGAGCGAACTCGGCCAGGTTCAGCGGATGGATCGCGGCGAAGTGATCATCCATCGGCTCCCGCCTCCTTGTCTGTGTCGGATTGACGCCCGATATCGGTTCCTGTTTCATCGACGGTCGCCAGGGCAAGCCCCGGTCTTACACCCTCTCCGCAGGCGTTTAGCCTCTCCGCCCGTCCGGCGGCGAGGATGTTCTTGGCAGCGTTGTGGTCCCGATCGATGACCAGGCCGCACGCCGGACATTCGAAGGTGCGGATCCTCAGGGGCATCGCTGCCTTGACAGATGCGCATCCTGAGCACCGCTTAGATGTCGGCTCGAAGCGACCAACGGCATGCACAACCCTGCCGTACAAAGTGCCCTTTTCGTCCCGTACCGGCGCAGGGTCTTCTCGATTTCGGCGCGTGAACGGTCGCTGGAGACCTCAGTACGCTCCGCGTAACGGGTCATCGGTCTACTCCTCTGATGTGGTGGGGGCTGGCTGGCATTGAGCGAGTTGGACGATCGCGGCGGCGAACAGCGAGGCCTGGCCCACCGGCTCTTGCTGGCCGATCTCGTAAAGCTGGGCGGCAAGGACGTCGACCAACTGGACCCGGTTCCAGCCCTCGGCCAGGTCCGCGCGGGCGCGGTCGACCATTGCGCCGAGCTCGCCGGAGATCTGATCGAACAGCGCCACTACCGCCGGTTCAGCAGGAGTAGACGCGTCGAAAGGAGTGATCATCTCGTCGCCTCCGGTCGGGGCAGTTTGGTGATGGCTGTTCGGTCGGGTTCCACCACGTCCACGCCGTCCAGGGCGGACAGGTCGAACCAGACGGCCAGATCGTGCTCATCTGAGAGCGTCACCTCGCGTGCGGCGGCGGACTCGCAACGGAAGAACGTGCCGGTGATCTCGTGTGGGACCCCCCGGATGGTGGGGGACCAGGAGCCGGTGTGCACCTGCTCGCCCACCTGGACGGTCAGGCCGGTCTCCTCGACGACCTCCCGCACCAGGCCCTGCTCCAGTGTTTCGCCTGGGTTGATCCGGCCTCCCGGGAGCTGCCAGCGGCCCGCCTGGGTGCCGTCAGGGGTGGAGGAGGACTCCCGTAGCAGCAGGATCTGATCGTTCTCGTTGACGATCAGGGCCTTGGCCGCTGCGGCGTGGACGATCTCCGGGTGAGCCGGAGCGTCCTCGGCCGGCGCCTCCGGTTGCGGGCGACGGCGAGCGATCTCCTCGCGCATCTCGACGCGCAGTTCTTCGATGCGGCCCTCGGCGAGCATCTGAACACGGCGCGGTGCCTCACCGGGCTCGTAGAGGCCATGGTTCCCGCAGCCGGGGCAGTAGAACTCCCGGCCGCCCGAATAGGACTGGTAGGTCGTCCGCTCATTGCAGGCTGGGCAGCGGTGAGGCTGGGGCGGTTCTTCGCCGCCATCCACCGACAGAACGGCGAGAGACTCGATGGGAGCGGAGTTGCACTCGGCACAGATGTAGCTGGAGCCCTCATGGCGAAGCGGCCCGCGTCTCCCGCATTCCTGACAGTGGTGGTAGTGGCCGTCTTCGAACCACATCTCCATCATCTCCCGGACCTTGCCCAGGGCCGCGTCTACGATCCGGTCACAGTCCTTCGGCGAGATCCGGGCGGGCGTTCCGGCGGGAGCCTTCTTGTGCGGCCACAGGGCACCCCAGCCCCACAAATGCCCAGACGTGGTGAGCATCTTCCACCGGCCATCGCCGAGCTTGCAGCCTCGTTGTGACGCGGCCTCGAGATCGGTGAGACGTTTCAACTCGGCGCGGGCTTCGGCGAGGTCTCGGGTGACCCGCTCGAGCTCGGCCGCCAGCTTCTTGATCTCAAGGTCTCGCCACCGGACCTCGCCCCAGGCTTTCATCGTTTCGTCGTTGCCACGCTCGATGTGCAATTGCGCGATGTCCAGCTCTGCCATGAGCCAGTCGAGCAGCGCGCCGAGATCTGGCAGCACGCCCTCCCGTGCCGGATCGTCCTGCTGCCACAAGGCTGTAGCGGCTTCCATCCGGGTGTGCTGGAGATCAAACAAGGCGGTCAGCTCAGCCAGTTCGTCGGCCTGTCGCTCGACCTCGGCTAGCAGTGCCCGCGTGTGGCAGAAGAAGATCGACGCCTCATCGGTGCGCGCAAAGTCGTCACGGTCGACAAGGTCCTTCCGGATCTCTGCGATCAGCTCGGGTGTCATAGCGGAAGACTCGGTCACCGCTCCTCCTCAAGATCTTCGTGGGTACCGTCCGCCATCCGCCAGGTCTCACAGGGCCAGCGATAGCCGCACTCGTTGCAGTAGTCGCCGGCCAGGCCGCCTTCGGCCGTCTCCCGTGAGTGCCACGCGGCGATGCGCTGCAACCGGTCTCCGGCGTCGTATGCCGCCGATTGAAGATCACGAAGGTGCCCGTAGGTCAGGCGCTCCGTTCCGTCCGCTGTCGCCACCGCAGCGACCGTGTCCCCCTCGCCCATGCCACGGAAGCGCGCGAGGACCAGGCCCACTCTGGCGAAGGCGTCGGTCACCTTCGGGTTTTCGATCTTAGGCATCGCTGGCTTCCTTGCGCCGATCTTCTCTTCGGTCACCGGGAACCTCCCTCGTCCTTCGGCGGCTTGGCTGGCGAGGTGCCCATGCTCATCCGGTAGGCGCAGTTGGAGCAGGTGTTCTGGAGTAGCAGCGACGCGATCCGACCAAGTTGGGCGGTGCAGTACTGACAGCGGCGCCTGGCCATGGGCCACCGCCGTGGGCGTGATGAACTCGGTGACGGGTGCCTCGGCCCAGGCGATCGAGTCCTGGCCGTATTCGGCGGCGTACTTGGCCAGGGTCAGCTTCAGCCCGGTCTTCTGTGGGTCCCATTCGAAGCACCAGCACGCGTTCTGCCACGGCTCGGCCGAAGGGGAGACCCAGGCTCCGTGGATTGTGCCCGCCCAGCGACGAACGAGGTTGTCGATGTCCTGGCGGTACATGGACCATTCGCGCTGGGTGAGCTTGTCGTCGCTATTCCCGATGGAAAGGTAGATCGTTTTAGTGCTCATTGGCCGCCTCCACAGGAGAGGAAGACTCGGCGGCCATGCGGTTGAGACCGTCGGCGGCAGCCTGAGCCCGCTTCCACGCCTCCAGTGCCTCAGCCTCGTCGTCGCAGTCGTCCAGATCGATCTCAAGGAAGATGTCTGAGCTGGTGCAGGTGCCGGGCAGGTGCTCGTCGCCGGCGCGAGCCGGCAATGCGCTGCCGCATCGGACGCTGATTACGCCATCGCCGTCGTCTGCGAAGATCTCGCGGATCGCCTCCTCCTGGTCGTCGTGGATCCACCCGTAGCGGTCGGCCACGACCGCACGCCACGGGCCGGTGGAAGACTCGGCGGCGGGTGATCCATTGGCGAGCCGCAGCCACATCACGGCCACCTGCGCGTCCTGAACCCGTGCGAGGTCATCCAAGTCGAGCCACACGGCTGCGCTTTCCGCCTCCACTCGACTGCCATCACCGATCGCCTCACCAGGTTCGCGGCCAGTCAGATCCACGGAGAACAGCGAGTAGACCGTGTCGGCGGACTTGCTGGCGTAGCAGGTTCCGAGCGGGATCAGTTCGTCACGGGTGATCCCGTAGCCTGTCTCCTCGAGCATTTCGCGCACGGCATCGTCCTCGATATCGCCCCCTTCGTAGCCGCCGGTGATCGCGGACAGGACTTGGTCGAAGCCCCAGCACGGCGTCATCTCGGACTTGACCAAGAACTCGCGGCCGTGAGCCGTGTCGCGGTAGGGCAGGATCGCGACGATGCGTCCCTGACAGCGGGTCTCGTGCGAGTACACGTAACCGTTGACGCCTACGGATGGGTTGCGGACCTCGCGAAGGGAAACCCACCCGTTGTGGTGCAGCTCGATGTCGCAGATCTCGTTGGTCGACTCAGTCACGGGTCGCCTCCACAGGCTCAAGAGAGGAAGACTCGGCGGCTCGGATTGCGACGTCGAGACGGGATGCTCCCCATCGGAGCCAGTCCTCATGAGACATTTCGGCGCCATCGGTTCGGGCTTTGTGTGGGATCCGGTTGGCGGCGTAAGTCAATGCCCGCAGGAACGCGCGACCCGCATCAGGGGTCATGGTGAGCGCGACGGTGACGTCGTTCTCGGCGGCGGTCTTACTCACGGGTGGACTCCTCGGCTTCGTCGGCTGCTTCCTCGATCGCCTCGGCCAGGTCCCGAGCAGCGGCAGGGGTCAGATTGGCCACCAGCCAGTCGCCGCCGCGAAGCATCACCCGGCCGGCCAGCACGTCAGGCTCCAACTCCTCGACCAGCAGCGTGTTGTTGTCGAATGCCGGCTCGCCCGGGACCACCCTGAGGCGCAGCTCTTCGGCGTAGTCCTCGCAGTGCTCGGTCCATGGCGCGCCTTCGTCGGCGCCGTCGAGCAGCATCCTCGCGGCGTACAGGATCCCGTTGTCGTAGGCCTTCTCCAGCGGCGTCTGCGCCTCGCCGTCCTCGGAGTTCTCCGCAGACTGGATGATCGAGCACAGGTAGGCGGCCAGCCGGTGGCGCTCCTGCTCCTGGACCTGCGCTGTGGCTTCGTCGATCTTGCTCATCTAGTTGATCTCCTTCGATCGCTGATCTTGTTTGGCGGGTTGGGTTACTGCCTCCACAGAGGAGGCGACAGGCTGGCACTCGGTCAGCCGGAAGTTGTGGACCTGGCATCGGCAACGCCTACAACGCGGGCACCAGCGCCAACAGCAGACGCATCGGCCGGGATCCTCAATCCACTCATGCACCACGGACGGCCCTCCTGATCTCCTTCAGTCGGGTTGGAAACCACAGAGGAAGAGACAGGCGGCGTCTTGCTCTTGGTCAACTTCGCCCAAGCGCGGCGCTGAGCACGGTTACCGAACTGGTCAGGCGATGCCTTCTCCCGGTCAAGTTCGCCTCGGTCTGTGGCAACGAACACGGCTTTGTGACCCATCTCAGCCCTCCTGGGTGTTCTGTTCGGTGCGGGCGACAGCGGGCAGGCCGTGCTCAAGTGCCTTGACTTGCTCGTCGATCTTGATCGCCTTCAAGCGTCGGTCGATGGCCTCGATCCAGGCAACACCGACAGCGACCACCTGAATCAGCTCGGCGCGGAGTTTGGCGGGGTCCTTCTCGGCGTACGCCTCGGCCACCTCTTCGTTGAGGATGTCGAGCCAAGTACCGGTCCCCTCGGCGAACTGGCGCTTGCACTCCAGCCGGGCCACGTCGGCGTCGCGAGCTGAGCCCGCGAAGCCGGTACCGTCGGGGTGGTTCTGCTCGCCCCACTTAGCGTCCTGGCGGGCGCGTTCGTCGAGGATCTCGTCGAGGACAGCGGTCGTGATGTGGATGGTCTTGGCGTTCACTAGTTGATCTCCCTTGGTGGATGGTGGGTCAGACCGCAGGGGGTTACTTCACTCGCCCTCTTGGCACCCAGTTCTCGCTGTAGCCACGCTTGTCGTGTTCGGGTGCGACGATCGGATCGCCGTACAGGGTCGTGCCGATGCGGGTTCCTGGTGTGAGGAACAGGTTTCCGGTGCTTTGACTGTCGGGGCAGGACCAGCAGTTGTCTGCCTTGTGCCGGCCGTGCTCGCATCGGTCCAACGCGGCCAGCACCGGCTCGTACGTCTGGGCTGGCGGTGGGTTGTCCCACGTGACTTCTGTGTCGGTCTCCTCGTGCGGCCCGTCGTGGCTTGCGGGCAGGTCGCAGGAGACGATGCGCGTGTTCGGCATCGCGTTGGATGACATGGGCATCTGCTGGCGGCAGGCGCTGGCTGGGCGTGGGATGCCTCCGTGGCAGGGTTCCCCTTCGTGTTCCCACTGGCCGCCTCTGCGGATCAGGGGCTGGTTGCACCACATGCAGTGGTCGCGCTTGATATCCATGGTCAGATGCCGTCCTCGGGGCCTTCGTCGTCCAACTCGTTCGCGCCGTCCACGATCTGGTCGAGTGCTTCCTTCGCGATCCGCCACAGCCGTGCCAGGTCTTCGTCTTCGATCGAGTCGGCGCTCATGTAGTGCTGGATGGCGTAGCCCAAGCCTTCGCTTTCGACGATGTCAGCTACTTGCTCGATCGAGTATTTTTCGTCGCTCATCTCAGTTGATCTCCTTCTTGGTGGATGGTGGGTCAGACAGCGGGAGTTACTTCACTCGCCCGCGTGGCACCCAGTTCTCGCTGTAGCCACGCTTGTCGTGTTCGGGTGCGACGATCGGATCGCCGTACAGGGTCGTGCCGATGCGGGTTCCTGGTGTGAGGAACAGGTTTCCGGTGCTTTGACTGTCGGGGCAGGACCAGCAGTTGTCTGCCTTGTGCCGGCCGTGCTCGCATCGGTCCAACGCGGCCAGCACCGGCTCGTACGTCTGGGCTGGCGGTGGGTTGTCCCACGTGACTTCTGTGTCGGTCTCCTCGTGCGGCCCGTCGTGGCTTGCGGGCAGGTCGCAGGAGACGATGCGCGTGTTCGGCATCGCGTTGGATGACATGGGCATCTGCTGGCGGCAGGCGCTGGCTGGGCGTGGGATGCCTCCGTGGCAGGGTTCCCCTTCGTGTTCCCACTGGCCGCCTCTGCGGATCAGGGGCTGGTTGCACCACATGCAGTGGTCGCGCTGAACTTGGGTGGTCATATCGGAATCTCCTCGGTTGGTGAGTCAGACGGCGGGGGAAAGATCAGCAGCATCGAACAGGGACGGCTGCATCCCAAGAGGACGGTTGGACCACAGGACCTCCGTGCGCGGGTCATATGAGCCGCCCTGGCCGGTCCCGGTGGCGATCTCGTGGACGTGCCAGCCGCGGTAGATCTCGTCGTAGAGCGGCGAGTGGTAGCCGGACAGGACGACAGCGGACTGGTTCGCACACAGCGCCTCGGCCAGCTCGCGATGGTCCGCGTCCGAGCCCATCTCGTGCCGGTAGTTGCGGGCCCGGGCCGAGCCGACGTAGGGCGGATCGACGTAGAGCAGGACATCCTCGTGCGCGCCGTACTTGGCGATGATGTCCAGCGCGGGCAGACACTCCAGGCTCACGTCCATCAGCCGTTCGGCGGCGGGCGGTAGCCGGCGCCGGTAGGCCTCGAGGTAGCCGCTCATCGGGATGGACGTGCCGTGCGGGTCTACGTAGTGCCGCCAGCCGGTTTTGCGCATCGTGCCCGATCGGCCCTGCGTGAGCATCACCCAGACGCGGCGGGCACGCTCGAGCTCGTCGTCGGTGTCGGCGTAGGCCTCGAGGTGCTCGGCGCGGGAGTGCGGTGTCAGCCCCACTTTGTCGGCCAGTTCGTCGTAGCGGTCCCGGACTACCCGCCAGAACAGCATCAGGTCGCGGTCGATGTCGTTGACGGTCTCCAGCTTCGACGGCTGTTTGGCCAGTAGTACCGACAGCGACCCGCAGTACGGCTCCACGTAGTGCTGGTGTTCAGGCAAGAGCGCCACGATCCGCTCGGCGATCGTCGCCTTGCTGCCGTAGTAGCCGATCGGCGGCTTCATGCGGTTCTCCTTCCGGCGGACAATGATCTTGCGGGCAGATGCACGGTGGCTCTACAGGGACACGGCCGGACCTGATCAAGAAGTCGCGGCGAAGCCAGGCATCGCAAACCATCACGGCGCGGCCTCCCTCTTCTCCGGTGGCGACCAGGCGACCCACGGCAGATGACCGACGGGTCCGTACTGCAGGTTCTTGGGCCAGTCCCGGTCGTCACGCGGGCCGCGCCAGGCGATGACATCGATCTCGCGGCACCGTCCACGGTCATCCGGCTGCGCGAGAGCGTTCTGGGCAAGGCCGTAGCCGAACTCGGGCCAGCGCAGCAGCAGCGATGACCCGATAGGCCGGACCGAGCGGGACTTACCCGCCTCGCCGTGACCCGCGTGGGCCTCGGTCAGCAGCGCGGCGCCGGAGATGCTGCGCGCGTGGTCAAGCACGGCGGCAACCCGGCGGGCGTTCTCTTCCTTGTTGATGTCTCCGGAGTGCAGTTTGTAGAACGGGCCGATCACCAGGAGATCCGGCTTGTATCCGGTGACCTGCTCGATCAGCCAGTCCGCGTCGTCGGTGTCCAAGTCGATCCCGTTGGGGCGATGTACGACAAACATCATGTTGTTGGCCGGAGCCCGGTTGTAGTTCTTCATCACCGTGGCGATCGGCCGCATCTTGCGCCTGCCCTGGGTTTCGGAGTTCTCGCAGTCGATGAACAGCACTCGCTTCGGTTCGAAGTTGGAGTGCTTGCCCGGGTCGAACGGGTGCAGGCCTGCCGCAGCGCACAGCGCGAGCTGCCGCACGAGCATCGACTTGCCCAAGCCCTCGAACCCCGTCAGCAGTAGCCGATCATTGCGCTCCAGCAGTTCGGGAAGCACCCATTCGGGCGGCGCGTCGGAAGCATCTAGGAACGCCCACAGCTCAACTGCAGCGAGCGGCTTGGCCAGCCCCTGCGCCGTCCAGGTGGTGATCAGGTCGTCGAGCGTCAGGCCTGCATTGAAGTGGTCCGTTACGTCCTTCACCTTCTCGTCGCCCGCAGCCTCCTTGACGGTGACGTCTGCGGCGACGCCCTGTAGCGCTTCACGAACCAGGCGAGCGTGGGCCTGGCCGGGCTTGTCCTTGTCCGCGACAATGACGACCACCGCATCCCGCAGGCACTCGGTGTACTCCGGCTTCCACTTGCCGGCGCCGCCCGGGTTGCAGGTACCGACCAGGCCCTGGTTTTCCAGGCTGTGGACGTCCTTCTCGCCCTCGACGAGATAGATTTCCCGGTTTTCCTCAACCGCCTTGAGAACCTTCTGCAGCCGGTAGAGCACGCGCCTCGTATCGCCTAGCTTCCAGGTGTAGCCGTCGCGGCTGGACGGGTCGGGCTTGCGCTGCAGGAACTTCTTGTCCGCTGTGCGGCACACCTGGAACAGCAGTTCGCCCTGCTCGTCGCGATAGTCGTAGATCGCGGCGAATCCGCGGTCGGTCTGTTGTCGCTCGCGCGGTGCGGACAGCACAGCCCAGTCCAGGCCGAGCGCCTTGCATACCGCTTCCGCGTCGCATCCGGCATGGCAGTGGAACACCACCGGGTGGTTGCGGCCCTCGCCCACGGACAGGCTGTTCTGCCGGTCCTCGTGGACGGGGCAGCGGGCCATCCACCCGGAACCCGAGCGGCGTAGCGGGCCGAGTTTGCTCAACTCGGGCAACACCAGATCGCGAAGGACGTCCATCAAGCCTCCCAGGCGAACTTGGCTCGCTCGGGCGGCATAAGCGGCTCGGGCTCCTCCCACGGCCTGGCGTGCAGCCAGGTCACGGCCTGCTTGGTGTACTGCGGATTCTCACCCACCCGGTCTTTGGCGTAGGCCTGCAACGCGGTCAGGATCTCGGCAGGGTCGACGCCTCGCTTGAGTGCGGCTTCGTAGGCGATGCGCGCCTTGTGCTTCGAGTTGTTTTTGCGTGGCGGGTAAGTCCTCCAGAACTCGTCAAACCTCTCGTCCGTGTCGGACGAGAGAGAGTTCGAAGAACTCTCTTTATGGTCGGGTCGGGTCGGGGCGCTGTTACTGCGCCCGTTACTAATGCCGTTACTGCGTCCGTTATTTGCGCCATGTAACGCGTTACGTTCCACCTCGGCCTGACGCTCGCGCCACCTCGCCTGCCTTTCGGCATTGGCGGCGCGCTCGGCGACCACCTTCGACTTGCTCGGCTGGTACTCCCAATAGTCGTGGATCACCCAGCCGTTCGGGCCCGATGGAGGACAGTCTTCGCTGTCGCATTGGAACCCTGCTTCGTGCCAGAGGCCCCGGCGAACGAGTTCGGTGCCGAAGCGTGCCGGCGCTCGCACCCGTGCTGTCACGAGCTCGAGGTCTTCCTCGGGCACGACCCCGTCCGTGAGGTTGCGTGCGCACCAGAAGATCGCTGAGACGTGAAGACGGAATGCCGTGTCCGACAGGCCATCCACCTTCCTGTTGACCGGGAAATGGTCATCGAAGCGAACCCAGGGCATCAGGCGCCTCCCCGGTGGGGGCGAGGCGCGCGGATGAAGGGGAGCTGGCCCGGCCACCAAAGGTTGCCGCCAGCGTCGTTGAAGATCTTCTTGCCTTGCATGTGGCAGAACCGGCACTGCCAAGTGCCGGCGTAGTCCAGGAACGAGTACCGGTCGCAGTTGGCGCAGACCAGCATGACGATGTCCTGGGCGTAGGTGGTGCCCTCCCACACGCACATGCCGCCGCGCGACGGGCGCCCGATGACGACCAGCTGCTGTTCGAAGTCCCATTTGTGGGCGTCGACCTGGAGCAGTGCCTTCTGGAACTCGAGCGCCTTGTCGATGTTGTCGTCGCCTGGCCCTTTGACCTCAAGCCAGACGTGCTGCATAGGGAGGTGGAAATCGGGAAGGTACTTGATCCCGTCGTGGATGTTCACCGCATTGGGCTCGTACTCCCAACTGATCTGGTAGTGGTCCAGTGTGGCGCACCAGTCGGCCTCCAGGCGGGATCGCATGTGCTCTCCGCCGTACCAGGTGGGCACTGCCTCGATCGCCACGGTCACCTTCCCGATAAGAGGTATTTCTCTGTCGTTCGTACGTGCTAGGTGGATATCCAGATCATACGCGAGTGGATATCCACAAGACCGTGCACAAGGTCAGCTATTCTTGTCCACAGGGCTGACCTCGTATATCCACAGGTTGTCCACATGGATGTCCACAGGTACTCTGTGAGCTGTGGCCAAGCAGGACGCGACTACGCACACCCCGCATCGGCCTATTCGCGTACCCCAAGCACGCTGGGACGCATTCGGCGCGCTCGTTGGAATCCGCGACCGGGCACGTGTCGTGAACGAATTCATCGCGTGGTACATCCGGGAGCCCGGCGCCAAATTGCCGAAGCGTCCCGACACCGCCTAGCCGCCCCGTAGGCGCCGGCCCACCCAAGATCAAGAGACTGGTCAAGACTGACCACCCGCCGCCTCGCACCGCTCACACCGATCACCACGGATGACCGCCAGCAAGTCCTCGTCCGTGGCCACGCGCGTGCGCAGCGACCAGTTCCCGGCCGCCTGCATCCGGGCGATGAACGGCTCCCACACTCGGCGATCGGCGTGGACACCGAGGACATGCGCGCAGTGGCGGTTGTAGACGGCGTACAGGGCGTGACCGCTCATGCGCACTCACGCTCGATCCGGTCGTGGAAACGCTCGCCCTCGCTGGCGGATTCCTGCCACACCACTGGCCGCAGCTGCGGATCGGTCACCTCACCGCACCGCGAGCAGACCCCGACGATCGTGGTAGCGATCCCGTAGTACTCGCCAGGATCAATACGATCCGTTGAGCGGATGGAATCCCGGCCGATCCACCTGGAGCACAGCGGGCAGCACCAGCGCCAGACTTCAAGCTCGGGAAGGATCACGGTCACGACTGGGCCGCGCTTTCCCGTACGGCCGGCTCCAGTGCGGCGACTACCGCCTCGGCGAGGGCTTCGGCCCACTCGTCGCTCTGTGCGTTGTCCACCTCGTCCAGTCCGTAGTTCCACCAGGGGAACTCGACGATCGCTTCCTTGACGGCGGCGATCCGCGCATCAGTGCTCATTGATCTCTCCTTGGTCTTGGGGTTGCCCGTGCCGGAGGGTGGCCGACACGGGCAGAAGGGGATGGGTCAGTTGTCTTTGACCTTCACGCGCATGCCGCCGTGGATACTCCCGGCCAGCGCCGAAATGCCCAGGATGACCAGAACGGTGGCCCAGTAGCCCAAGGCCGGAATCTGCGGCCAGTACTTGTTGGCCACACCCAAGCCGAGCATCACGAACCATGCGTTCAGAAAGCTCACGACGACCTGCACGAGGAAGCCGAACAGGCCGACGAGATACTTCTCCAGCCGCTTCTCGGTATCCGACCTATACGTCACTTGATCTCCATTTCGGGGTTGGTTCGGCTCGCCACAGAGGGCGAGACGTCGGTTGAATGCGCACAGACAAGCGCCCGGATCATCAGGAGGACACCTCAATCAGGGAGCGGTGGTGCGCGAGGATCAGCCGGCCGATGTGCTCCGCCGCCGGCGGGATGACCGCGTTTCCGAGTGCCCGGATACGGTCCAGTTGCTCGGGAATCCCATGAGCCAGTCGAGCCACTCGGGGTTCACAAGCCAGCCACTCACCCGCTGCCCGCCTGCGCTGATGTGCTGCCAGGCCAGAAAGTCCTCCAGTTGATAGCGGTGTTTCCCACTCTCCGCCCTTGCCCAGCAGATCCCGTGCTCGCCCATCGACGCCCGTGGGGTAGGCCACGAGGTAGAGCCGTTCACGCGGATGCGGTGCACCGAACGCGGACGCTCGTAGCAGGCTCCATTCCGCATCGAACCCGAGCGAGGCCAGGTCGGCGAGGACGGCCCCGAAGGCATCTCCATCGGCAAGGAGTCCGGGTACGTTTTCGACCAGGACATATCGGGGTTCAACCGTGCGAATGACGTCGCGCATCCACGGCCAGCCCCAGCGGGGATCTCCCATTCCGAGTTGCTTTCCACCGAAGCTGAACGGCTGGCAGGGGAATCCGCCAGCGACCAGGTCAACGGGAGCTCCTCCTCTTGCCAGCCACCAGGCAGCAGCAGTTCGGACGTCGTCATGCTTCGGCACCTCCGGCCAGTGGCACGCGAGAACCTCGCGGCAGTACGGGTTGATTTCGACCTGACCCACGCACCGCCAACCGGCCCAGTCCAGGCCGAGGTCGAGCCCGCCGATGCCGCTGAACAGAGACAAAAACGTCGGGTTGTCCACAGGGTTGCCCACAGGAAGGCTCACGCCGCCCACCTCTCCCGCGCCAGCTCGGCACCGGAAGGGAACCGCTCACCGGACAGATCGGGGCCGGGCTCCTGACCACCGCCTTCACACCAGTCCGGGCCGTTGGCCACACCGGCAGCGGTCATGATCCGTTCACGGTGGCGGGACAACACACCCTTTCCGTTGATCGAAACATCCTCACCGCCACATATATGGCAGGTGACCTTGTAGTGGTAGGCGGTCATCGGCCCTGCACCACCCGCATCGGCAAGCGCCCGTATCCCCGGCACCATCCGCTGTCGTGGGAGCCGCGCGAATGCAGACCCATCCCGCCGTCCAGGAGCACCGTTTCGCGGTTACCACACACCGGGCACAGACCTTTAGGCAACGGCCGTCCCGGAGCGGTGACGGGCTTCTCGCGCCGTGCCCTCGGTGAAGGCCTCGACGTGTCGTAGGTGTGGCCGAACGTGTCCAGGTAGCGGATCGCCTTCTCCGTCAAGGCGTAGGCGCGAGGTCTCACGATGCCACCGCCTTCGGTGTCGACCAGATCAGCAGTACCAACGCCTCCCGGTTCCACGCCACGGCAGGACCCAGCCGCATGTCCGGTCCGATGACCCATTGCGAAGAGTCGTCAGGCCACACACCCACATCCACCAGGCCGTCTATTGCGGCACAGGCGGTCAGGTTGAAGTTGGCCGGATCGACGCGACCCCGGATCTCGTCACGGACATGCAGCTCGGCCACGACCAGCGACGGGCCGAGGGCCGACAACTTCGACGCCTTCGCGGCCCAGCCGGCAGCCTGGCGCCACACCTCGGTCTGCTTGGCGTCCACGGACCAATGCGTCCTGCGCCGGTTGTTTTTGTTCATCCACTTCTCCGGGCACGGAATCGACAGCATGTGATCCGGTGCCGGGGTGTAGGTACGCGACAGGATGTCGAAGGTGACCACGCTCATCGGCGGCCGAACCTTTCCCGCCGCATGCGCAGGCGCCTAGCCCATGGCCGCTCCATCGCGAGCAAGTGGAGGACCTTGGCACGCATCAACTGCCGGTAGGTGATCATTGGCGCACCGCCTCAACCGCGACAACCGGCAACGGAACCTTCGCCACCCACCAATGCATCGGCAACACACCTGGGCAGTCCTCCACTACCCGGCGTGCAGCACGAGGCAGATCACGGGCGTACACCGGCCAGCGGATCGCCTCGTCCTCCACGACCGACGTAGTCACCCGGAACTGGGTCCGATCACAGGTCAAAGCGAAGGAGGTCAGACCCAGGCCGAGCCGGTCCGGCAGCTCCAAATCGGTCAGCCAGATCAGCAACGGCTTATGCGGGAACTGCACCTGGATGTACGGGACCAACTGCTGTGCCTTGCGGATCTGACCCACCCGGTGATCACAGGTGTAGTGGAACAGCTTCATGCGCTCACCGCCTCACGCTGCGGCACCGGCTCGACAACCTGGTCCACGAACACGGCCAAGATGTCGACCTGACCGTCCAACTCGGCCACAGGCGCCGGCCACGGCTCAGGGTCTCCGTCGCCGCCCTTGTCGTCGGGCTCGAACTCGGAGCAGTGGTAGCGGTTCTCCAGCCCGCCCGGCTCGACCTCAGTCCACTCCTTCGGCGTCACGCCAAGGAATGCCGCCATAATCAGCGGACAGTCGCTGTCACGGTCCTTCCTGCACGGCGCCTCACACCAGCGGCCCATCCAGATCTCACCCTCGAAGCCGTTGGAGAACGCAGGCTCGTCCTGGGCTTCGGCCATGATCTCGTCGAAGCTACGCATCTTCGACCACCGCCTTGAACTCGGCGACGATCGCGGCGACCATCTCACGCCTATCCCACGGGCCGATCTCCGGCTGAAGCTTCTCGACCACCTCGGCGAACGCCTTCCACATCTGCGAGGTCTCGTCGTCGAGCAGGGCGTAGACACCCTCCCAGTACGCATCGAGTTGGTTCTCCACCGCGCGGTCAATCGCCATCTGCTCAAGGTCTGGATCGCCCTCGTCGTTGCGGGACAGCGACTCCAGGACGGTTCCGTGCGAGCACTGGCCGAACTGGTCGCGGTGCTCTGCCTCCCACTCCGCGTGAGAGATCAGCTCGACAAACACGCCCTCGTCTCGTGCCGCGCGGACCTTCACGGCCGTGTCGAACGCCTCGAACCAGGCGCTTGGCTCCGTCGGGTGATGCTCTTGGGTCATCACCGAAAACGAGCAGCCGCACGAATAGCGGAACAGCCAGTGCATACGCGGAATCTCAGGCGTCGGCATCCCGACCACCCGCCTCGGGGACACGAACCCACGGCCCGACACGGCGAGTTCTTAGTGACAGATCCCGGTTGTGGGCCACGCTGGTGCGCGCATCTTCCTCGTCCCACGCCTTCAGAACCCGGCCGTCGTAAGCGCGGCACATGCCCCACTCGATCTTGTCTCGGTCGTAGGCCGACTCCCGGCCAGCCTGGAACGCCGAGGAGAACTTCTGTGGCAGCACCCCGACACTGACCAGTCCATCGGCGACGATCCGAGCCCCGTGCACTCGTAGCGCACCACCGCCCCAGAACAAGTCGGTGTCGTCGCTGTCGTCGGGCCGGTAGAGGACGTGCGACAGGCGCTTGTCATGGCACTCGATCCAGGTCTCAACCTCAGAAAACTGGCCGTCACGCTCGGGCGACTCCCACCGCAGGTGCCACGCATCGTCCTCGTTGGGTGCACCGAGGTAGTCACGGCTCTCTGGCTGGTACTCGCGCTTGAACGTCCACCCGTTGGCGCGTCTCCACTCGATTAGCTTGCGCAACAAGCCGAACTCTTCAGTCGTCAGCATTGGCCATCTCCCATTGCTCCTCAGGGCACGTCTCACACAGACAGCAGCAGTCACACAGGGTGCATTCGCGGCAGTCAGCCCAGCACCGGCATGTGTTCTCCATGACGTACGGCGGCTCGTCCAGCCAGACCACGCTCATCGGCGGCACCCCCGCTTCAACAAGCCGACTCCCACAACCTCCACGGCAATCTCCACCAGCGGATCGCACAGAATCGCCAACGCCTCAACCTCCTCGGCCAGACGCGCCGGAAACACCTCGATGGGCTCGTTGAGCCAGTCATGCATCGGGAACCACCCCTCCCGCTGCGAGAAGCAGCTGCGTCCTTCGGTACGGCTGCTTGCACGAGTCGCATCGCGGCAACCCGTGCTCCCAGCCCAACTTGTCCCAGTCGCGGCCGTGGTAGCGGCAGGCCAGGGACTCGTGCGACATGGCGACGATCACCGCACGCTCCAGGCGGTTCAACCGGGCCAGCACCGCCACACCCCCCGGATGATCGCCGAACCCCAGCGGTGGGCCTACATACGAATCAGCAGACGACATCGGGCTCATGCGGCACCTCCCGATATCAAACCGTCACGGACACCGATCGCCGCCGCGTGTGCCCGGTTTCGGGCAGGCAACAGCAGATAGATTTCCTGGATGCGGTCCTTGACGAAGTAGTAGTCCAACTCCATCTCCTCGGCGATCTCCTTATCGCTGAAGCCCTTCGCGATGAAATGCAGGATGTCCACATGCTGCTGGGTGATGCAGCGTTCCTTGGGCTTCGGCCCGCGCTTGCCCATCAGACGTTCACCGCCTTCAGGAACTCGATCGCGGCGTCCTTCGACGGGAACCGGCCCGGCTGGCCGCCGTTCACGTCAGTGCGGACCGCGAACCACACCTGCGGGTCGTCGACAGCCGGACCCCACACAGCGCCCTCCTTGACGCCGTTGCGCATCCGCAGCACCGACGAGCCCTGGTCCACGAACACGACCGGGTTGAGGATCGCGTCAACATCCGATCGCCGGAAACGAGCATGACCGCCAGGGGTACGAATCGACGGGATACGGCCCGCCTGCGCCCACCTGGACACCGTTTTCGGGTCCACACGCAGCAGCCGCGCAAGTTCGCAGGGCTTCAACAGGTCAGAAAGGCTGTCCATCGGGTTCCTCTCGTAGCGCTGGGATGGCGACTGCTTCGCCGTCATTGGTGAGCAGGGAGCTGCCCCTTGCGAGGTCCACAGGAATCTCGGCCGAGTCTTCAGTGGAAAGGATCAGGAATCCGGCCAGTCGCGCCTGCGCTATCTCCGAGTGGCAGGCGCCATGGCAGCCGGAAGTCCCATGGCCACAAAGCGCGACGAGGTTCGACAGCCGGTTATCGCCGCCTTGGCTGCGCCGCTTGCGATGGTGAATCGAGTACTCGATGCCACGCCGGCCGTGCAGCTCGTCGCCGCACGACTCGCATCTTCCGTCCGCGCGCTTCAGTACAGCCTTGACCGTCGCCTCGTCCGGGCCCGTGTCGGCGGGCCGCTTCGGCTTCGCCTGTGTTCTCGGCTGGCCCGGCTTGTCCAGCGAGGACCGGGGCGTGTGGCCGTTGAACTGCGCGAGACGCTTCGAGGAGATCTTTGCGATCTCGGTACGCCGCAACGTCATCGGTCCACCGCCGGAACAAGCACCAGGTCGTAGCCCAGCGCCTGCGCCCACTCCCGCGCATTACTCAGTGACGGGTCGTGCCTGCCTGCCTCCCATTGCCACACCAGCTGAGGCGACCGACGTCCCATCAGTTGGGCAACGGCTTGCAGCGACAGGCCACGCTCCCGGCGTGCGGCACGCAGTGCGGCGGCGAGCGGGTCGAGTACCTCTTTCACGGCCACACCTCGCGGTAGCGTCCCGAGCCTGGCTGGGCTCGTTCGGCCTCAAGGCGTTCGATCTCCAGTCGGTCGCGTTCGGCTTGTTCCTCCAGGCGTTTGACGGAGGAGCGGAGGGATTCGACCTGGGCGACGAGTTGCCCAACCTCCGAGAGCTCCAGCCGGGTGAGCTTCTCGTTTTGGACCGCGATCAGCTTGGATTGGGCCCGGCCGTTGTCCCGTTCGGCACCCAAGTCTTTGGTCAGCCCCTCGATCTGCCGGGCCTGGTCCTCGATCTGGCCTTTCTGCTGCCAGATCGTGGCGCCGGCCTCCAGCAGCTGCCGGTTCACACCGTCCAACTCGCCCAAGACTCGGGCCTTTTCGGCCAGCACCGGGCGCAGCCGGTCGGTCACGTCCCGGTTGTGGTCCCGCAGCCGTCCGATTTCCCGCTCGGCGGCGGTGAACCGTCCTTCGAGCTCGGCGATGCGCACCCCGCGGGCCGCATAGTCGGCGACCAGATCGTTCGGGGCCCGCCAGCTCGGTGTTGGCTCGACACGCTGCCGGGGTTTACGCCACGTCCAGCTCATCAAGCACCTGCCCTAACTGGCTCACCGGAGCGGCACCCGTAGGGTGAGCAGCCGTCCGGGTCGCCAAACTCTTCGACGTCGAACAGCCCCAACTGCTGCCCGCGCCGCTCCGACTGACTCAGGCGGTCGATCGGTGCCTGGTCCAACGGGACACGAGAGGCGTGCAGGTACCGCTGGCTGGCCATGCCCGGCGCGGTTCGAAACTCAGCATCGAAGGCCACCGCGTCTTCCCACTCTGATGCCTGGAACCCGAGGCATGAGCACATGTAGTTGCCGTATTTGTTTGCCGGGCTCAGAATTCGGCAGGCTCCACGCTCGGTGTCGCTGATGTGGAAGTGCGAGTCGCGGTGGTGCCCGCACTCACAGGTGTCGCGCAGCTCCCGCCATTGGGCGTTGCCGTGAAATGGACAACCAACGCACGCCGACTTCACCACATGGTCCCAGCCCCGCGACTCCAGCCAGCGCAGGCAGTCGTCGCGACTCATGCCCAACCCCAGCAGCGGATACTGCGGGGTGATGTACGGCGGGAACCGGTTGTCGTTGACCCGGCTGGCCTCATCGTTGGAAAACCCGATCCACTGCACCGCAGTGGCGCCGGCCGGAACCGGGCCAACCAGATTCCGTGTCCCACTCCCACGACAAACCGAGCATGGGCCGAGACCTGCGTCGGCATCCCACGGCGGAACACGGGAGCCCGCGGCGTCACAGAACCGGCATGGCACCTGACGCACCTCGGCGCCGAGAAGCTGGCGGATCTCCCGCTCGATCGGCTCAACCTTGTAACGGCCAGTGCACCTACGCGAGCCCATGCCTTTGACACGGCGCCACTCAACGTGGCTGCGGACCACGGTGATGCCCCTGGAATCACAGCCTTCACATGGCAGCGGCTTGACGGGAGGCGTCAGGCCATCCTCGTCATCCGCGAGGTCGTCGAGATCGGCTAAGGCCTCGTGGTAGGCATCCCAGCCACACCACGCCGGACACGGCCTCGACTCGTCAATTACCACCTCGCGCCGCAGCGGACCCAGCGTGAAGTACGGAATGCCAGCCTGAGTATGGGGACTCAACACGTCATCGCGCAGGTTGCCACGTGAAACCCGATGCAGCGGTATACCGGCCTCGTCGAGCGCCTTTCCTAGCCGGTTGAGGTGGTCGTAGACCCGCTTCGGTTCCCACCCGGTGTCGGCGAAGATGGCCGCGTCTGGCTTGGGGAGCACGCCCTCGACAGCCATCAGCGCCAGCGTCGTGGACTGCACCCCGGCGCCGAGGCTGAGCACGGTGATCCTCATCGTGGCCACCATCCCCAGCGCAGAGTGGGCCAGCAGGCAGCGCAGAGGATCGTCGCGATCCCAAGTGCCACAAGCCCAACAGCGATGTTCATCACGACGGCCCGCCCGCCTTGACGGCCGCGCGCTGGCGGATCAGGTCCACGAAATGTTCGTTGCATAGCGCCCACTCCGAGCGCCTCTCGCGGATCAGCGCGATCGCCTCATCCGCACCGTGGCCGAGCGCCAGTAGCACCAGCGCCACCACCAAGCCACTGCGGTTGTAGCCAGCCTGGCAGCGCACCAGCACCTTGCGTTCCGCCTCCAGTGCTATCAGCACCCGGTCAACAGCCTCGGCGACAAGGCGGCGATCGTCGGCGTTAAGCAGCCCATCCGGGATCCGGCAGCGCCAGTGCGGGACGCCTGCATCGGGTCCGGTGTCCCATTTGGGGTGCATCGAGACGACCAGGCCGAATTCGTTGGTAGGTATCGCGTCCTCGATCTCGAAGAGCCTCTGGTCGCGGTCGAAGTAGAGCCCGCCCTGCCACAGGTTCGGGATGATCTCGTTCCAGGGGTCTTTGGCCCACGGGATCATCGGCGGGCCCCCCGCTCCTTGAGGGTCCTTTCGTTGCGGGCCTTGACCTTCGCCTTGACATCGGCCAGCTTCCTGCCCGCCCACCGTGACCCAGCGCCGGTCCAGGCGATCAGGTCCGGGGTCAGCAGGTACAGGCCGATCAACGCCAGCACCACCACGCCGCCGATCGCGGCCCACTCCAGTTGGTCTTCTGCTCTATCGGGGAAGCTCATGAGGTCCTCGCAGTCAGGTTCTGTTCGGCGCGGATCCGCTTGATCCGCTCGCCGAGCTCTTTCGGGGTGACGACCGGCATGCGTGTCGGCCGTAGGCGCGGCAGGATCCCGCGCGGCTGATAGGTGTTGGGCCAGCCGGACCTGTCCGTCATCGATTTCACGGTGGCGAGCTCTTCATCGGTCCAATCCGGAGGGTTCTGCACCGGCACCATTGCGGCGCCGATCCTCTGCCGCATGTCGGTGATGACGCTGAGCGCGTTGAACTTGGCCTTGTCGGCCGAGGCCACCAACGGCCGCATGTCGATGGCCACCGTCGGCTCCGTGACGCAGTCGATGTTGTGCCACAGATGCTCGGCCCGCTTCTCCGACTGTTTCGCATCGGCCAGCCGCCGGCGCACCACAAACCACGTCACCAACCCGGCCGGTGCTATCAGCGTCAGCACAACCAACGCCCACGGCAGGGCAGGCTTAGCCGTCTCCAACCATCGGGACAGTTCCTCAGCCATCGGTGCGCTCCTCCCGGATCGTGGTGGGCCACTTCAAACCGACGTCGGCCTGCCAGTGCTCCCAGCTTTTGGCCCACACGGCGTTGACCTCGTCCACGGTCAGCTCGTGGAGCGGCTCGGGAGCGTTCTGCTTCCTGTTCAGGCGGCGGTGCAGCCAAGCGCACCCGGCGATGCACAAGCCGATCCCGCCGGGGAAACCGAGCAGGAACAACAGATCAGGAGACATGACCCACCTCCACCGCCGACTGTCGGCGCACCTGGGCGACCCGCTCCCGCGCGCACTGGCGGCAGTGCCGCCGCCCGGTCGCATCCACGTAGGTGTTCGCGTAGTCGTAGAGGTGCATCTGCGGGCAGTGGGTCTTGGAGGCGTTCCCGCTCTTCGGGCGCGGCTCCAACGCCTGCGACCGCGGCGGTTTATGCCCGAGGCGCCGCTCCCTGTCGGTCAGCCCGGCCCAAATCCCGAACTCGCCCCGACCAACGGCATCCCGATAGCAGTCGTCGATCACCGGACAGCCGCGACACACAGCTTTCGCCGCCTCGACCGTGACGTAGTCGGTGTCCCCGATCGGGAACCACATCTCCGGGTCGTAATCGCGGCAGGCGGCACGCGCCTCCCAGGATTCATCCCGGTCGGTGCCCAGCCCGTACTGGGTCGTGTTGGAGCGGTGGTGTCTCATGACAGACCGCCCTGCGCCCTGTGTGCCTGGCGGAAACACACGATCGCCCGAAGCCCGGCGACCACCAAGGCCGTCAGCGCTGCGAGTGAACCCACCAAACCAGCCAACCCTTGCGGCCGCACCAGATTGGCCAACAGCACCGGGATGAAGGCGGTGAACAGCCCCGCCCAGAAGCAGCCTCGGCGACGCCACGACCGAGCATCAACCTGCGTCATCGGGTCACCTCCGGTCCGATCCCGCGCAGCACATCGCGCAGGTCCGCGCCGTCCACCAGCAACTGACGGCGCGCATCCGGCCAACCCAACAGTGAGCAGTTGCGCTCGGCCCGGTCGAGGCGCGCCGTCAGCTCGGGCAGGCGCTTGCCGACGTTGAGGGTTCGCGTCACGGTGCTCATGCCGACGCTCCAACCGGCTCGGAACGGTCGGCCAGCAGCGGCATACAGCGCCACTCGACGATCTCGACCTCTTCGGTCACCTCAACCTCAGGCACAGCAGCGAGCGCCTCAGGGTCCTTGACCTTCTTCGTCTCGGTCTTGGTGCCGACAACGACGCGCTCGCACACCTCTTCCCGCTCGGTGTACACCTGGATCGTGATCGGTCCGAAGATCAGCAACGCGCCCGCGTAGTCCCCATGCAGGTACTTGTCGACCTTCGCTCCGGCGCGCAGTGCCGCCCTGACGGCGGTAACGACAGACTCGCGGTCATCGACAGGAGCCAGCATGCGGGCCAGGGCGTACCGCAGGTCCTTCATCAGCGGCCCGTCCGGGTTGGTCTCGACCATGTCGGCGAGGGCTCGCAGGCCTTCGGCGTATTCGGTAGCCTTGGTCTCAGTGGTCATCGGAAGGTTCCTTTCCTTTGATCCCATGGGCTCCGGTTGCGTCGGAGCCCTTCTTCTTTGCCTTGCAACGTCTTTGAGTTGTCGTCCCGGGGCCGTGTCGCCCGACCCCGGGACTGCCACACCCGACCCAGAACCCCCTTGTGGGTCTGGGCCCCTCCGCCTTGGCCGGCGGAAGCTTCCTTGTGGGCCCGGCGGCGGTTAGCGGCTCACCGCCGGACCCCTTCTCCCCATCGGGAACCCGACTTCGGTTCCCGGGCCACCCACTCAAACCGCCACCCTCGAGACGGGAGCCAGGTGATAGGCGGTCTGCCGCGCCGGGGAGGCTCCACGGCAGACCGGTTTGCAGCTGCGGGCACGGACGCGATGGCACTCACCCGCAGCGCGTCTTTATGTCTCCGACCTCCACCAGGAAGGCAGTTTCTTGCCACCACGACCGGCGTTATTGATCTCGACAGCAGCAGCAGCGACACAGTGGTTACGCGGGTTGCCGGTCTGCTTGCGCAGGTTCTCCGCCTTGCCCAGCAGCGCGTTGACACCACCGTGCGCCTTGGCCAGCTTGGCCACGAGCTGCTTGTCGTCCAGGTCGCCGTTGTAGCGGTGGCACAACAAGCCGATCCCGTCGATGACCGCCGCCTCCAGGCCCGGATCCCCGAACGCATCGCGGATGATCAGCAAAGTGCGGGCCAGGGTCTGCGGGCCGCCGGTGCGGTAGACCCGCATCAACGTCCCCACGGCACCGATCGCCCCGTCGCCCTTGTCCTGCGAGACACGCAGCATGCACTCCCGCACAACCCGGTCGACCTCAGTCTCATCCGGCCGTCCGGCCTGCACCCCGACACGGAACTTGGCGAATGCATGCACCGTCAAGGTGTCGTTGAGCTTGAGGAAGATCTCAGCCTCTTCCTCTTCGGTCAGGCCCTCATACATCCAGCACTGGACGCTTTGGGACTCCCAGTCATCACCGAGCCAGCTCTTCAAAGCCTCCAGCCGGTGCTGCCCGTCGATCACCCAGTAGTGGCTGGCGCGGAAGTTCACGGTGGGCGAGCCGAGCTGCTCCGGGTCGAACTCTTCGGCGAGCCTGAACACCCGCGATTCGTTGAGGTCCCGCTGCGCCAGCGGGTTGACCTTCACCAGGTTCAGCGGGATCCATTCCAGGCGAGCGGTACGCTCAACCTTTTTCCCTCCGGCGGGACCTTGGGTAGACTTCACGAGGCTTTCTCCTTCAATTGCCTGACAAGCCGGTTGAGCGTCCGGATTGATGTGGTGATGGAAGAGGCCCAGCCGTCGATTTCGGCGGGGTCCAGGTCGTTGATGTTGACGAGTTGGACCCCCATGGCCAGCCCGTCCAGTGCGATCGCGGTCTCCCGCACAACCCGGTTCGAGTCGATGCTTTTGCGGGTCCGCACGCCCAGCGCCTCGTCGGCCGGAATCGTGATCCCTTGCTTCTTCGCCGCCACGCGAAGGGTCGCCGCGCTTGAATAGCCGAGAGTCTTGGCGATTTGCTCGGAAGTGTGGCCGCTGTTCGCGAGCTCGCGCATCCTGTCGAAACGTTCGACGCCCGGCCTCTTTGGTTCATCCGGCTGCGACTCAACTGGAGGCTCGGCTAGGACTGCCCGCTTGACTTCCTGCGCTTCGCGTTTGGCGCGCAGCTGGCGACGTAGATCACGTGCCGGACGCGCGATGGCCCCAGTGCGGTCCATCTCGGCGAGCGCTTTGCGAGCTAGTTCGCGCTCCTCTTCGCTGGCATCGGTGTCGGTGGCGGCTCGATGCGCAAAGTGCAGTTCGCTGTAGGTGCGGCCAGACATTCCGAGGGCCTCGCCGACAACATGGCGCGTCTTGTTGTGGTCCGATCCGGGCTCTCCGACATCACTTGTGGTACGCGTACCCTGAGTGTGCGAGGGTCGGCCCGGAGCCGTTCCTCCATGCTCGCGCTGGCGCGTTTTCGCTGACTCTGCCTCAATCTCGTACAGCGCCGCACCAAGCGATCCCAACTCCGATGGCCGCATCTCCTGGCGGCAGAGGTTCTCGTCCCGCTCTGCGCGCAGCAGCTTGGCTGCGTCGTCGAGAGAGTCCACGAACCGCACTGGCACCTGCGACCAGCCCAGCAGCCGACACGCCTCCAGCCGACGCTGACCAGCCACCAGCCGACCGTCGCGAGTGAGGGTGATCGGGTTGAGCAGGTCCACGTCCTGGATCGACAGAGCTAACTCGCGCAGGTCGCCGAGATCCTTGCGGTGTCGCCCTGCCACTTTGATCGCCTCAATGCTCACGAACGCGTCGATGGCGGTCGGCGAGATCAGCGTATGTGTCATCGCGCACCCCCAGGCTCACGGCCGATCCGCGAGAAGATCTGAGGGGCCCGCTTCGGTGCCACCGCGGGCATGAACAACAGCGGGGTGAACCCGTAGACCACCAGCAGCAGCAGGAACAGGCCCGAGGTGAACCATCCCTCCACGGCTGCCCAGCGGGCTTGGCTGCCCAAGAGAATGGAGCCACCCAACGTGATTGCGGCCAGAGCGAGCAGGCCGACGATATGGCGGGGCTGAGCCTTAACGGCGTACACCCTGCCGGGCCGCGGGGGCTTGGGGTAAGGAGTCGGGTTCGACGGCTTGGGCGGCGGAGGCGGCGTTGGCCGGGTCGGGTGGTGGATCACCACGCCACCTCCCCGAAGATCGCGACAAAGACGACGACAATCAGGAGCACCAGCGGGAAGCGCCAGGCTTCGTTGAAGTCGGCGACGCGTGGCCTGCTCGGCGGCGGGGCGGTCGGCTTCGGCGGCGGGGGCGGGGAGGCGGGCTTCGGCTTGGTCATGCCGACCTCGCCATGCGCTGGGAGCGCCTGCGCGCAACCTCGTCGCGTGTGGGCACGGTCTTTGGCTTGCGCGCGTGCATCTCGATGATCTCTTCGATCTGATCGTCGGTGAACCTGATGATCCGGCCGAACCGCGTGAAGGGGATGAGCTCCTTTGAGCACTGGTCGTCCCAGTAGTCCACCGACATGCCGGTGATCTCGGCGAGGTACTTCTTGTCGTGTAGAGGGCTCATCGGGTGCCCACCTTGGTGATGAACAACTTCTCGACCTTGGTCCCGAGGACGTCGGACATGTGGATCGCCAGGGGAAGCGAGGCGATTCGCTCGCCGTTGCACAGCCGGTAGAAGTGGGCCCGGTGGATATGGAAAAGGCGCGCTAGGTCGTCGACTCGCATGTCGTCTTTCCTGATACCGAGCTTTTTTGCGCTGAGGTTCTTGCAGACGTCCACCCGCAGGCGACCTACGTCACCCTCTGGCGACTCAGTGTCGGGATATCCCGTCGTTCTCACGCTGCCTACGTTAAACGTCGTCTTATGACGACGCAAGGGATGTCGTCCTGTGACGACGAAATCAGCCGAACGGGGGAGGTGCGCTCATGAGAGAAGACCTCTACAGTCGCCAATATGCAACATGGAGGGGGTCGGTACGCAGCCCGACAAGAGGAGCGGATACAGCTCCAGCTCACCAAAAACGCCAAGTATCGTGTCGTCAAAAGACGACGCCGGCAGGCTGGAAGACGGCTCTGGGCGGCAGCTAATGTGTTGTCCATGGGCGACACTCAGCCGACACACGAATGGGGTAGATACCTCCGTCGGCTGACCAAGGACCGCAACCCGACGATCAAGGAACTCGCCGAACGTGCCGGCATCGCCCGCCAAACACTGTCCGAATACATCCGCGACGGCGCGGAGTCGGTCACCATCGGCATCGTCAGGGCCATCGCACGCGCCGCCGGCGACGAGTTCATCAACGCGCTGCTCGCCGCGGGCAACATCCCGCAGCACGATGTCGACCAGGAGATACGCGCCGTGCTCGACGCCGAGGATCTCACCGACGTCCAGAAGATGCACATCATCGAGTTGCTGGAAACCGACCGCGAACGGGACCAGCAGCTGCTTGCCGAGCTCGCGCGCCGCGACAAGGAGCGCCGCATCAGCCGCGCCACCGCACTGATCGAACAGGTCCGCCGCGCTGCGTAGAGCTGGCGCGTCCATCCATGGGAGCCCGTGATGTGGGTTGAAAAACACCGAAAGGTGTTCCGCATCCGCGACGAGTTCATCGATGCGGATGGCAAGCGGGTCAAGTTCGACCTGGCCACCGGCTTTGCCACGAGGACGGCCGCCAACGACGCCATGGCGATCCTGAAAGCCGAACAGCTCCAGGGCACCGGACTCGTGCCGCGCGGCGGGGAGCGGACGCTTGCCCAGTACTGCGGCCAGTGGTGGGAGGACAGCGAGGGCATCTACACCAGAGTCCGCTCCCGCGAGACCATCAAGAGCAGGATGGACCGCTACATCGTGCGGCTACTCGGCAGCCACACCCTCGCCGAGCTCGAGGAAAGCCCACGGCTGGTGCAGCGATGGGTGAACGCCCTGCTGCTGGGCCGCACGAAGCCGCTTCGGGGCAACCCCAGACCGCTTGCCCCGAAGACCGTCCGCGACGCCCACGGCCTCCTCCACCAGATCCTGGCGGCAGCGGTCAAGGAGAAGCTGATCCGGTCCAACCCGTGCGCGGACACGAAGCTGCCCGAGCGGGTCGACACCGAGATGCGGTTCCTCACCCCGGCTGAGGCCGACCGGCTCGTGAACGCGTTCCCGCCGCACTGGCGCCCACTGATCCTGTTCCTGCTCGCTACGGGGTGCCGGTGGTCAGAGGCGATCGGGTTGCGGCTGAAGAACCTGGACGTCCTCGCCTGCCGCGCGCGGATCCTGGTCAAGACGGTCATGGATGACTCCGGGAATTGGCATGACGAGCCTCCCAAGTCCCGCCGAGGGCGGCGGACGGTGTCGTTCCCCAAGCGGGTCGCCCAGTCACTGATCGCACTGGCGATGATCGACGACGACCGGGAGCGGCGAATCTTCCTCGGCCCCCGAGGGGGCATGATCGCGGCGAAGGATTTCTATGCGATCTGGCGCAAGGCGCTCGCCGAAGCCGGACTAGAGGGCCTGCGTATCCACGACCTGCGCCATACACATGTCGCCTGGTTGATAGCGGCGAAAGTGCCGCTGTCGGCCATCAGCCGGCGGATCGGGCACAAGAGCATCGCGGTGACCGACGACATTTACGGCCACCTCCTGGAGGAGATCGAAGACTATCTCACCAGCTCGCTCGACGCGGTCATGACCGTGATCGAGATCCGGGGGGAGTGGGGGGAAATCCGGGGGGAATCGGTGTCCGATGAGGACCGGCGAGAACCGGTGAAGACCGGCTAGAGCCCTGCTCATCTGGGCTTTCGGATCATTCCCCGAGGCCCGGTGACGAGTTCGAATCTCGTATCCTCCGCCAAGATCATAAGGTTGTTTACGCAGTTCGGGCCCGGTCACCATGACCGGGCCCGAATCTTTGGGGGGTGTACGGGGGGAATCGAAGATCAAGCCGTCTCGTCGGGCCGTACCGACCGCAACGCTGGAGCCCCATTTCCGTTCGGCGAATCGACGCGCTGCCGTACGCCGCGCAGGTACCCCGCCGCATATGCCTTCTCTATCTCTTCCCGGACCACCGGCGCGATGATGCCCTGGGCTGTCTCGCGGATCAGTTGGCGAAGCACCGGCGTGACCGCCGAAAGGAACGCCGGGATGAGCCGCGGCGCGATGTCGCGTATCAGCGAATGGGTCCCCTCGTGCAAGGCCACGAGGCGGCCGAGCTCCACCGCGTCGGCCGGGCGAGCATCGCGGATCTCGCGGCGCAACTCTTCCTCGACGTCGTCGCGGCCGATGCGGTTGTGGCGGATCCACATGCCGATCCCAAACAGCAAGCCGCCCAGGATGAAGACGGCCAGCGCCGGATTGGTGGTTATCTTGAGGGCATCAAGTTCAGGGTCGGCAAGGATGACGATGACGATGACGCCGGCTGTGGCTGCCCCGATGGAACCCAGCCACAGCCCAACCTTGATGAGCAATCGCGCGGGCCGGTCGCGTCGTCGTTCCCGCCTAGCCCGTTCGTCTCGCTCTTGCTGTTTCTGGATCTGTTCGACAGTCTCTTTCAGGTCGGTCGTGGTGCTCATTGCTTGCCTCGCCTCACCTTGTTGAATGGTTTGGGTGAGGGGCTGGTGATCCTGGCGGGGATCGTCGCATGTGCGGGAATCGGATTGATGAGGTTCACTCCTGATGATCCTCTCTCTTGGAGGGACCGTCCAGGATCCCCGAGATTGATCGCGACGAGTGCCGCGTGGTGGAGAGTTTCGCGGCGGGTGAGTACGGAAAGTTAGTCACACCGTGACCGGCTGTCGATGGCCGATCATCCGATGTGCACACACCTTCCGGTGAAGGTGTTGGGTCCGCTTGGCCATGCGAGCCCACGGGGGAATCGATGCTGGGACGGCCCGCACCGCACGTCCCGAGCGTGCCTTTTACCATGCGTCAGCGAAGTGTGTGATTCAAGTCATTCACGTTCTTGCACGCGAAGATCCAGCCGAACGGGCGGAGTTCGATAACGATCACACGGTGACCCGTAACATTTCCGACAGTCCAATCGATGTAACACGGATGTGCGTCGCGAGACGCTGCGGGACTACCTCCTGCGCCCCTCGGGCACGAACACGCCGCGGCCTTGCACGCCGACCACCGCACCACGCTCCTTGAGGATCACGATCACGGTGGCGATCGTGGTGTAGCCGACGTCGTAGAGATCCATCAGGTCCCGGTAGGACGGCAGCTTGCTTCCAGGCGGGTATTCCCCGCCGCGGATGCGCTCGGCAAGGTCGTCCGCGATCTGCATCGCGGACATCGGTATAGGCATCTTTGTACTCCCGGAGTCAGCACCAGGAGTCGATCACAAAACTTGTCCGAGTTCCACGACTTGTATGCCTTATCCGGGCCATCCGGATATGTTGAGCGGGCATCCGGAGTCAGCGCCTGGGTGCGCAACGGCCGCGGACATCAAGCCGCGGCCGTTGTCCTTTGAGAGCTCGCTACGCGATGTCGCCTGCCAGTGTCAGCAACCTTCTCACCGGAGCAATCTGCCGGTTGGCCAGCGGCATCAGCATCGAACGCATGTCGCGGACCACCTGACGGCCACGCTCGGACTGGATGGGTGCCAGCCGATGACACGCCGCCTCCCAGTTCGAGAACGCCAAGTCGACCCGCCCGGCCTTGAACGCCACCTCCGCCAGCCAGCCCTGCGACAGGCCCACAATCAGCGCATGGTCGCCGGCGAACCCGCGCGCCCCCACCGACAGTGCGAAATGCTCCTGCGCCCCGTCCAAATCCCCCAGGTCGGCCAAAGTCTTGGCGACGTGGGAGTGGTACTGGCCGGCGTTGTTGCGCAGCTTCACCCAGCCCGGACGGGTGTCGCCCAGTTTGGCGCGCTCGTTGAGCGTCTCCGCCCAGTTGATCGCCTCCAGGGCGAGGCGTTTCTCGCCGCGCATGGCGTGCGCCCGGGCCACGGTCAAGGTGAACACCGCTTCGGTGTGCGGGTCGGCCTGGCCGCGGATCGACTCCACCGCGGAGGTGGCCAGATCCAGGCAGTTGACGTAGTGCCCGAGGTCGAAGGCCTGGTGGGCGAGGATGCGCTTCACGTACGCGGCTTGGCGCAGGTCGTTGGAGTGGGCGGCCAGCTGGTAGGCGTACAGGTAATACCGCTGCGCCAGCCCTTCCTGCATCAAATCGTGGCATTTCCATGCGGCGAGGTAGGCCAACTGCATCGCCTGGTTGAACATGGCCCCGCGTACCGCCTCGGTGGCCGGCGCGCGGCAGTAGGCGGTCACGTCGGTGGTGAGGTATTCGACGAGGGCAGAGCGGCCGAACCCGCCGCCGAGCCGCTCGTCGGCCATGTCGAATGCGCGGGTGACCTCGGCGACCGCTTCCACCTCCGCCTGGCCGATCGGCCTACCTGAAGCCGCTGCTGCGGCCCGTTCATCTTGTTCGGCCACGTATTCGGCTGGCAGCATCAGCGCCGACAGCGAGTAGGCGGCGCTGGCCAGGAACCCTCGTCTGTCCACATCGGCCCTTCCCAGTCGTCGAAGTGCGGCGATGGGATCATCCGGCAGCCGGTCAAGAGTGTCGCCGTCGGCGCCGCCGTGACCTAACTCGATCGGGTGAACGGCACGCCCGAGCCTGCGCGATAACGCTTCGGCGATGTAGCCGACCGCTGCGGGCTGCGGCTTGTGTGCCCCAGACAGCCACTGCGACACGCTGGCCTTGGTGTATCGCAGCAGTTGGCCGTTTTCGGCGGCGATCCGGTTGACCGCCCTGGCCAGGGCGTCGTGGGTGTACCCGGATTGGCTGATCAAGGCGCGCAGGCTGGCGTTTTCCATGTGCGACTCCGCATCCAGAGGTGTGTGCTGGTTACGTGTGGTCTTAACCCACTTAACCACACTGTCCGGTGCGGATGGTCCCGGAGCGGCCAGTCATGCGCCACCATCTGTAGACATCACTCCGAGAAACGTCGATGCCGGAGCGAGCACACCTACTCACTCCGGCACGTAGACGGTACCCCGGGCAAGGCGAAGCCGCACGAGTCCAGTCCTGGGTACCCCACAAGCGGGGTCGCCACCAATGCGCGGCTCCTGGTCACGGCCACCACAGGACTTCGGGCCGTGGCTCAGCAAGTTGCAAACGGGGGCACCGGTACATCGGGTTATCTGCGTTCGCCCCGGTGCCCCCACCCTGACCCCGGCATGTGCGGGAGGTGCAGCGGTGGACGAGCGGTTGGAGACGGTCCGCGTGCTGGTGGAGTTGGTGGCGCTCGGTCGGGATGTGGCCACGCTGGCGGTGTTGGCTGTGGTCATACCGGTGCTGTTGCGGCGTAAGGGGTGAGCGCGGTGACGTCCTGGGGTGCGGTGACGTGGGTGGGTTTGCCGGCGTTGATAGGCGCGGTGGGCTGGATCGCGTGGGAGGTCCGAAGGGCCGAGCGGGTCCGCCGCGAGCGGCCTTTGCCGCGGCCTTGGGTTCGTACCGAGGTCGCTACTGGGCGGCCAGAGCCGGACCCGGAGGTGAAACCCGCGGTGATCCTGCACATGGACCGCGACGACGGACAGCTGCTCGGCGAGGCGGTGTACAAGCCGATCGAGGACATTCTCCGCAAGCAGGCGCAGGGTCTTGCCGAGGACAACGGCGCGGGCCGGTTCGGGATCAACTACAAGCGGAGGCCGCGGTGACCGGACGACGCCAGCTGCAGCACTACAAGCATCACGCTCGTAACGAAACGTACTGTGGCATCAGCCCGCCTCCACCGCCGCCGTTTGGTCTGGTGGAGATCTGCGATCCATGCTGGCGTGGCTTTGCGGCGCATCGTAGGAAGAAGCAGGCGGCGGGGTGGATGCTGTTCGGCTCGTCTCCGCCGCTGATGTGCGTGCCGCCCGAGGGGGATGTGCCCCTGCCGTTGCTTATGGGGTGTGCCCAGCGGTGTGGGGCGGGGCGGCGTCTCGAGTTCCCCCCGTGCTCGAGACGCCGCCTCAGACGTTGATCGCCTAGCCTGCATGCCGGGGTTTCGGCGTCCGGTTCCCCCGAGCCGGGCGCCGCATTGCCACCGTGTCCCACGCGCACGAAAAAGCCCGCCCGGGTTGGCGGGCGGGCGGGAGTATCGATGCGGTTAGGCGCGCTGGAGCTCGCGTACCTTCTGCTCGCTTACGGCGAACGGCGGCCATTGGGGCGTGTAGCAGCCGGCGGCGTGCAGTGCGGTGCGCAAGTCGACGAGGTAGCGGGCGAGTGCATCGTCTTCGCTGGCGCCGGGGATGATTGCGGAGAAGTCGGCGGTGCGTGCGGCCAGGCTGGCAGAGATCGACAGGTCACCGTTGCTGATCTTCTCGAATTCTGTCATGGCCGCGTCGATGAATCTTTCGAACTGGTCGTCGGTGGCGTTCGGCGGTCCGACGAAGACAGCGCTTACGGAGATCATGTAATCGGTCATGGTGACTCCTTCCAGCATGCTCTTCGTAGGTTCCTGATGACGACTCGCAGATTGGCGGAGGCGTTTTTCGGTGTGGTGGAGACGGTCACTATGTGTTTGTCCTTGCATGGGCAGAACATCTGGAAATGGGTGTCTCCGCCGCCTCGGATGCTCCAGCTTCGTTTCTCGGCTCGTTTAAACAGTTGCTCATGATGTTTGTCTGGGTGACGTGGGCGTGACACAGAGTTAACGCCTCTCTGTGTGATGACGTTACCGGTCCTACGGCTGTCAAGGACAGAGTCCCGGTCCAGTCGTTATAGAAACACCCATCGAATCTCATGCGTTCGCTTATCGGACGGTCGGATCAACGACAGTGGCCGGGGGTTTTGCGCTTGCCGCCGCTGACGCCTTTGGCGATCTGTGCCACCCGGGTGCGGTGCTGGCCGATCTCCGCCCCGATCTCCGCATAGGACAGGCCCAACTCCTCGTGCATTTCGACGACTGCAGCTTGACGCTCCGCCTGTAGCTGGCTGGTGATCGCGGGTAGGTCGCGGGCGAGTAGGTCACCTAGGGCTTTGGCGCGTTCGGCGAGGTCGGTGAGTGCTCGCGCTTTCTTGATCGCTTTGGTTGGGTCGTCCATGAGGGTGAGTGTAGTGGGTGGGTCAACATTTGTGTAGTGGGTGGGTTGACAACTGTAGTGGGGGGGTCTACACTTAAGGCATAACACAAGACGGGCAATCGCCAGAGGCGTGGGGATTCAGCCAACGAAGGAGATCGACATGAGCGAGCACCTACCCAAGGTCGGAGACACCGCTGAGTACATCTTCGACGAGATACACGGCGAGCTGGCCGACACCATGGTCATCGGCGACGTGGTGAAGGTCGGCAAGACCTACGCCGATGTCGCCTGGCGCGGCGGCCGGGTGGAGCGGATCCGCTTCCGCGAGCCCCACCGGGTGACCTTCAAGCCCGCCACCTAATCTCCTGGCCCGGTCTTCCCCCAGGCACCCCCAAAACCCAAGGAGCACGAAGATGCGCATGACTCGCGAAGACGCCATTGAGAAAGCCTGCGCCGTTGTCGCCCGGAACCCGCACCTCGACGGCATCGCCGATGACACGAAGGTCTGGCTGGTCAACGACATCGCCAATGCTGTCTACGACGCCTGGTTCAACGGGCGCGACGAGGGCTACGAGGCCGGCGCCGAAGCCGTGGGAGCGCAGTGGCGCGCCTCCATCAGCTGACGACAACGGCACCGGAGTGCTCGTATCACCCCGGTGCCCCCCACGACCTTACGGGAGGACCACATGACCATCACCGAAACCACCCCAGCCGCTCAACTGAGCGCACCACCCGCTCGGCGGAACCCGGTCGAGGTGGCCAGAGAACAAGTCGTGGCATGGTGGGAGCGGCACGCCGCCCGCACCAACGGCAACCAAGAGCTGCTCGACCTGCTGGAATGGAAACTCGCTGAACTGGCGGAGGTTGAGCGGCTCCTTGGTGAAGAACGAGCGTGCACCCTGCGCGCTATGAGCCAGGAGGCTGGTTCCATTCGCAAACTGTCCGAGCGGATGGGTCGCCCGTTCTCCACGTTGCGAGCACAGATGAAGCTCAACAAGACCGATGAGTGATTGGACGCCCGGGACGAATCCAGCACGGTAACGACGCGCTGGCGCGCCCCGGGCGCCCGTACAGAGTAGAGGATTCCAACTCGATCCCTGAGCCCCGCAGACGACAAAGCAGCGCCCCGCCGTGCTCTCGACGAGCTGGCGGGGCGCTTGCGTTCTGCCGGATGGTTCGGAAGGGCTTCAGGATACTGGCTGGAGCCACGGCCAGGCGGCGTTGCGGCCTGATTCAACCAGCGGTATGACCTTAAAGCCTGCGTCGGTCAGGCCACCGATGGTGAGCCGGTTCGGCCCACCAGGGGCGTGTCCTCGTTCGTAGCCAGCTAGGTTGAAGGTTGTCATCGGCGTGGTCTTCGGTGCCGAGTCGCCTACCTCTTGCCAGTCCGATGCCGCCTGCTCGTCGGTGAGGATGACGATCCGGTCGTGGCCTGCGAAGTGCTTACGCACAGCCGCCGCCGTGGCCGTGCCGCCGCCCAGGAACCAGCCGCCGCCCTTCCACCGCTCCAGCGACTTGAGCAGCGACTCGCCGGCGGTGAGCGGGAACACCTTGGTGTGTGCGCCGTGCGCCTGGCCCCAGTACTGGGCGGTCGAGGAGAACGACACCACATCCGCATTGGCGCACCGCTGGGCCAAGGCGACACCGAACAGCACCGCCGCGTCCCAGCGCATCAGCGTGCCGTCCTTGGAGAACGACCCGTTCATGCTCGACGACGTGTCCACCAGGATCAGCGTCCGACCCGACAGGACTGGGATGTTGGCCAGGCTGTGGCCGAGCGCCTTCTCCAGCGGGTACCCCCAGCGCAGGCTTGGCGCCGCCCGGTAGGCCGATAGGAACCGCATCGGCAACTGGCGGCTCTTGGCCACCTGCTGAGGGTCAGCAAGACGCGCCGCGACTTTGTCGGCCACATCGTCCGGCACACCGGCCTCGTCGAAGTTGCGCAGGTTACGCAGCAGTGCCATGTAGCCCATCGACGGGATCAGCGCCGACCACAGCTTCGCCTTGTCCAACTTCGACCCCGCCAGCGACAGCACGTCCTCCCACGTCATACCCGCACCCTTGAGCGTGTTCGGATCGAGAAGATCGCCGTACTCGCCGCGCGCTGCATTCTCCCGCAGCTTCGCGTTCAGGCGCACCATCGCCAGCGACGACGGGATGCCGTCTCGGTTGTGGCGCCGGTCGAGCGCCAGCTTGAATAGGGTGGCTTGCTTGATGTCGGTCGCGTCAGGGTGGGTCAGGTCGAGCACATCAGCGAACCGGAATCCCTTGGACGCGGTGTCGTACTTGAGCAGGTTGTACTCCGTGTAGAGCTTCCGTGCCGCGTCGGCAATGCCGCGCTTGACCGGCATCGGCAGCTTGCGGCCGTACCGCGACATCCAGTAGGCCAGCGCCTCGCCAGGCTCATCGGCGCGCTGCAACACGCTGGCGATCATCTGGCGGGAGCCGGGGACGTTCGCGGCGAGCATCGCCTTCGTGGCCTCCAGCGCGCCGACGAGGGACGCGGAGCGCATATTGCCCTCGCCGCGAAGCCAGCGCAGGAAACCGGCCGTCCACTGCGGATCGGCCGCCGCCACCTGGTGCACCAGCTGCTCGTAGCGGGCGTCACGGTCGTTGGCCGACTCATAGAAGGCTCGTTCCCCGACCATATTGCTGACCGCCAAGAGGAAAAGCTCACTCTTGGCGTCGCGGGCATAACCTGGGCCACCCTCGTAGGTGTGGCCGCTTGCGCGCTGCTCGGTGACGATCGGCGAAGTCACCGAGGGCTTCGCGGCACGGACGTTGAACTTGCTCAAAACGGCCCCTTCCGGGATTGGAGGGAGCCGCATTCAGAGAGTGGGTGCCCGAGATCTAGTCGGCCCGGCGGACATTAGGCGCTCTGCCATCTGAGCTACAGGCCCCAAAGGCGCCTGACGGGATTCGAACCCGCGACAACCCCATTACAAGTGGAAGAACTCCGAACCTTCGCAACGGGCACCCATCTGAAGTTGTGCTCCCTGAGATCAAGGCGGCTGGAGTTCGGGGCTCTCTAGTTCCCCAAGGTGCCCTCACAGGCTGGAAGAGAAGTAGCTCCGGCCATCGCAACAGGGAGTTGCTATTCAAAAGTCATGCCTTCCGAGATCAGAGCGCTCTGCGGTTGTGGTTTCAAATGCGAATTGAAGTAACCGTGGAGCTTCGCAACGGAAGGCAGTGCCCACGGTAGCACGCGGGTCCGACAAGACCGCAAACCAAAATGCGCCCCACGCCGAAGCGTAGGGCGCACAGACCGGTGAGATTGGATGATCGGCCAGGGTTGTCGTACCCGCGGGTGAGACTGGATGGCTCAGAGCAGCGAGATGAAGACCTCGATCAGCACCGCGATCGACAGCATGGTCACCCCTCCTCTGCCGCGTGACGGCCATCCTGCACAGCCATGGCCTCAAGGTTGTCCCGCAGCTCGTTGAGCAGTTCCCGCGCTCGCGGGGTGACGTCGCCGAGCTCGGTCTCCAGGTCGTCGATGAGCCGCTGCATTTCGTTGGTGGTGGGCATGGTTTAGCCCTTTCGTCTGGTGGAGATAGAGCGGTTGCCTCCAACTCCACATCCACCACCAGTGGCGACGCCCTTCTAGCCAGGGGCGTCGTCGCTGTCTGCCGCGGCCTTGCGCCGGTATCTCACGTAGAAATGGCCCGGAAGCCACAGCAGCAGCACGCCAACGGCTGCGAACGTGACCCAAGCCGGCACATGGTCCACCAACAGTTGAGTCCAGGGTTCGGTGTCGGTACTGCCGTCGAAGCTGGCGACCAGCTCCCATCCGACCGCGAGGCCGGTGATGAGCAGGAAGACCCAGCGCAAGGCGAGCTTTCGGCTCACCGGCTGGTCTCGCGGACAACCACGGTCGGCGCGGTCTCCACCAGACTGGGCGAGTTGTCCTTGCCGAACGGCGCCGACACGAGCGAGGTCAACGCGGACAGCAGCGCCGCGCCGGCGGCGATGCCGAGGGCCAGCTTCCAGTCCGCGTTCAACGCGTTGAAGCCGCCGTCGAGGACCCATAAGCCGAGCAGAGCCTGAGCCGCCGACTTGGCCGCCCGCTCCGCCGTCTCCCTCCAGAAGGTCTTACGAAACATCGTTCCCCCTTAATCGATTGCGTGGATTTCAGCCGGGCCACGCCGCGATCAGCGTCGGCAGAACGAAGCAGGCCAGGCCGAGCCAGCCCAACGCGACGCGTGAGCCGACGCCGAACGCCGCGAGCAACAGCAGGATGAACGCGGCGAGGTAGAGCAGGAACGCGAGCATGGTCATCACCTCGGTGCTCTTGAATGACCCTGTATAGATCTGGCAGTGTGCCGGGGATGGGTTGGCAGACCAGAGAGCATTGGCGCAACGGCCACCACCAGGTGTGGCTGATGGAGATGCACGACGTGTTCTCCTCCGGATGGCGGGTAGCGCAGTCCTGGCCGACCCGCCACGGCGAATCGTTCACCAGCGGCCGGTATGAGCAGCCGCCAGACCGGGACCGGCACGCAGCCCGGGAAGTCGTGGCCCGCAAGAAGCTGGCGGAGAGGATGGCCGAGGTGGAAGGCGACTGGGAGCAGGTCACCTAGCGGCAGGTGAAGGGGACGGCTCGTCTTTGGTGCACACCAGGAACGTCCGCCGGTCGCCTAGCGGGTTGTACTCCTCGATGTGTGACCCGCTTGGGCAGTACGGAAGTGGATGCTCAGCCATCCAGGCGTTGACCGCCGCGAGGATCTGCTCGGCCGTGGGGCCTGGGCCTTGCTCACCGGTGTCCCCTTTCTCGCCTTTCGCTGGCGGGTTGGCCACCAGGTAGGCGGTCACCTGCGCGGCGATCTCCTCAGCCGTCGGCGGTCGCCCGTCCTTGGGTGGGTTGTTGCGGTAGACGATCTGCACCGCCGCCAGGATCTCCGCCTCGGTAGGCGGTCGGCCAGGCTCACCCTGACGCCCCTGCTCGCCCGGGTCGCCCTTAAGGTCCGCCGGATTGACCGGGCAGGTGAACCCGGCCCGCACAAGCCGCACGCACGCCTCGTCGTAGGCCGCCTGCGCCTCGTTGGCTCGGCGTTCCTGTTCGGTCGCCTGGGCGTGAATGGACACCAGCGAGTAGATGCCGATGGCTAAAGCCACAACCGTGCCGACCGCCACCACGGCCATCACCCATAGTTGGCGGGGCGGCAGGCTCCTGATGGGGCGGGTGGGCTCCTCATGCATCACACACCGCCGGCGAGGGCCTCAAGGTGGGCGATGCGTTCCTCGAGGATGGCCATCCGCTCAGTGGCCCGCTCCAGCGCCGCAGTGGCGCGGGCCTCACGTGCCTCGGCGTCGCGACGCAGCCGGATCTGGTCGTCGAGTTGCCGTTCCGTTTCGGCGTGGGCTTTGACCTCGTCGAGACGACGTGACTGTTCGAGGATGAGCGCCCGAAGGCACAAGCCGAGCAGCACCACGAAGCCGGCGAACGCCCCGGCCGCTGGCGCGAGTAGTGCGAAGTCGCCCACACAGTCCCGGGCCTATTGGGTTGCGATAGGGGCGACGCCGGTCAAGAGCACCTCACGTAGCGCCGACTTGACGTCCTCGCGGGAGGCGACGTCGTCGGGCAGCGCGGAGACGAACGCGGCCACGAGCTCGTCGAGCGAGCCGAGAACGCCACTGTGGGCACCCGCCTCGGCCGCTGCCTTGATCTGCTCCAGTTCGGCCGGCTCCAGGTCAACCTTGGCGGCGATCGCGGCCAGCGTCGCCCGGGTCTCCACGATGAACTTGGTCAGCCCAACGTGTACCCCCCACCACACATCGCCGAAGACATCGCCGACGTTGCGCTCCTTGTTGTCTGGGCTTGCCGCCTGCGGCACCAGGTCCGAGAGGTTCATGTCGTCTCCAAAGAATCGTTTGAACACAGCGGTTTTGTCGCGCGACTCGGCATCGCGGAAGAAGCTGATGTGCGTGTGCGTAAGGTGGCTGGAGTCGCCTGATGCCCTGCGGCCCAACCGATCCCACCGTTTGACCGTCTGCCCGTCCGGCGAGTAGATGACCTCCCGGATGTCCACGGTGTCAGGTGCCCCCGCAGCGCACTGCCCGACCAGCCACACAGACAACTCACGCAGCCGCGCGAACATGCCGATGTCGAACGCACTCGCCGCGTTCGTCTTGTGGCTGGAGTCGCGTGTGGACTCGTTCCAGGAATAGTCCGAAGTGACCCCGTCCACGATGCGTCGGTCGTCCCAGCCGTGGTGATACCCGCCCAGGTGGTTCTCGTCGCCAACGATCCCAAGCTCATAGTCGCGCAGGCCGGTCAACGGCTGGAGGTAGTGACGCAGATCCAGCAGCCGCGCAGGGGCGTAGGTCATCACTGCACCTCCAGTGCCTGTAGGGATATCCAGTCGTTGCCATCCACAGTCAGCACCCCAGTGCCCGACACCTGCCGCCAGCGTGCCTGGATCGTGTACGTGCCAGCGGCGATACCGGTGATCCGGCTCGCGCCCGAGATCTGCCGGTGCGCCGACGCCTCGTTGAAGTAGAAGTTGGCGACGTCGTAGTCGACGCTGTTGACCAAAACACCGAGGCGGATCACCGTGGCTGCCAACGTCGAATACATCGACAGGTGGAAGTCGATCAGCAGTGCTGTGCTCGAATGCAACTTCGTAAACGAAAAACTGCTCGTGGCCGGCAGGGACGCGTACGACGTCGTGTTGTGGGTGCCCGCGCCACAAGCGTTGTTGATGCCGCCCGAGTTGGCGACCGCGTTGAACCGGGAAGCCAAAGGTTTCTGCCCGGCGGCGAAGATGCCCAACGATCCTCCTATACGCCCAGATATGTGGGGTCAGCCAACTCGACCGACCAGCCTGCGGAAATGTCTTTGGTGACGGTGGCGCCGGTGACGGTGAACGTCTGCGGACTCGAGGCGCCAGAAACGGCGGTGACCTCGATGTCGATGCCGGAGACCTGCACGGTCAGCGGATAGTCGGCCGAATCGGTGGACCACAGATCAGCAATGTTCGAGGTGGCCACCGACAGCGACCCGGCACCAGCGGAGACGGCCGCGGCGAGAGTCGACGAGCCGGAATCGATCAACCCCAGGCTGGCGTCCTCAAGCGTGAAAATCCGGTATGGCGACGCCGGGCTCGTCGTCAACGCGACACCCCAGGAGACGGTGTCCCACCGTTCCGCGTAGCCCTCGATCACCGCATCGATCGTGTCCGGGTTCATCTGCGACGGCGGATTAGCGACGTTGATCCGGGCACCGAACGGCGTAGACAGCCAGCCGGGGATCAGGTCCGGGCTGCCGTGCAGCCGGAACGGGATGACCGGCCACCGGTCCTCGTCCACCGTACCCAGATGCACCCGCCACGAGGCGAAGTCGGCCAACTGTGAGTCGGCCTCGACGTTGACCGTGGCGGAGCTGTCGTAGACGCCCGACCCGCCTGGCCCGGTTCCGAGGGTGCCGGCCTCTTCCTCGGCGGTGGCGCTGGAGCCATCGGGCCGGCTGGCGGTGAACTTGTTGACCAGTCTTTGGTCATCGTCGGCCGGTTCGGGGGTGCCGGCGATGTGGCCGGAGTCGAAGTCCAGGTTGAAGGCGACGGGCTGGTTGTAGCGCTCCGAGAGCGCTTGATAGGCCAAGCCGTATTGGTATTCGTGCAGAACGCCCTGATCGGCGACCTCGCAGTCGCGCAGAAGCCCCAGCAGAGTCCCTGTCGGCTGCGGACCCATCGCTGCGGATGTGGCCGCCTGCGTGGTGAACTGGACGCCTTCCTCCCGGCACAGGCGTCGCATGCGTTCGTGCGCCAGCTCGCCGGCGTGGCCGTTCATCGCCTGCGCGTTGTTGCTGGCTTCGTCCAGGTAGTTGAACCTGGCATCGGTGTAGATGGCCTGATGCCCAAAAGAGATCCCGTTGCCGCCCCAGAGCGTTGCAGTGCTCAGCACGCCTGGTGCCCCAGTTTGAACGCTGCCACCGCCGCTGGAGACAAGCTCGCCGCCGGCGAAGTAGTGGAAGTCGGCGAAGGCATCCACGAAGGAGCCCACGGTGGTTTCCGAAATGGACAGCATCACCCAGTGCCCGTAGACATTCGCTTCGGCCGTAGCGTCGAGTTCAACGGACAGGCTGTCGGACAACGTCGCACCGACATAGCTGTCCAGCCTCAGAAAGCTTGGCGTGCCTGGCATACATCGCACTACGTGCCGTGACCAGAACCCGCCGAGCACGCTGAGTTCGGCGATGTCTGTCGTGCCCCCAGGTTCGCTCGGCAGCTTGAACGCCACCTCATAGACCCATTGGCCCTCGTTGGTGTAGCTCGGGATTACAGCTGTCACAGTGGCAGCCGCATCGAGGGTCGGCAGCGCTTCCGATCCGATCAAATCCGATGCGGCAGCGAAAGACACCTCACCCGAGATGGTCAGCGGCCGCCCGCCCGGCATGGCCGAGGCGAACTGTGTAGCGTCGCGGCCATCCTCCATCGGCCAATACGCGTGCGGGGTGTAGTCGTTTGCTGCAACGCCGATCATCGATCGGAACATTGGCGACCGCAGTACCTGGCCCTGTGCCAACCGGCGCATGACACCAGCGCATTGAATGGTGACCGTGGTGTCGGTGGCGGACTCGTCGGTCCACCGTGTGGGCCATTCGTTGATGAATCCGAAGTAGCGGTCTACGAACCCGGAGCCGGGATCCAGCTGGATCCAGATCGGAGTGTTCTTGGTCAACAACCCGTAGTAGGGGCTGAACGGGTTGCGGCGGCAGAACGCCCCGTCATCGTTTTCGATCTTCAGTTGGCAGCGCGACGGGGTGACCTGGGTAGACTCATCCCGCCTGCCCGCCGCGACGGAGATGCCGAGGTCGTGCCTGACTCTGTCGGTGATGTCCAGCCAGTTCCACGTCAAGTGGCTCGCGGTCAGGTCCGCACCGAGCGCGATGTAGACGCGGGTGGACAGTGGCGACGACGGGAAAGTGACCGAAGGCGGCTGACCTGCGGGCAGCAGCGAATACGGCCCGCCGCGGATCCGCTTGAGCGCAGCGGTCAGCGCCGCAATGGCCATGACTTAGCCCAGCTCGGTGAAGACAACCCAGCAGGTCATGTTGGTGGCCGACGTGAATGTGCACCGCACCCGCAGAAACTTCGACACCGCGACAATCGGACGGGCGTCCGGCATGAACGTGCGCGTGTACTGCAGGTCCGTTGTGCCGGCGGCGACGGAGACCTGCCGCGCGTCGAGCACCCGCGCCGCGGTCGTGGTGCCCTCCGCCGACGCGGTGTAGCCGGTATTGGAGGCGCCCAACGTCAGAAGGCTGGCCGTGCCGTTCGGGTCGAGGTTGACCACCCCGGAGGCGACGTGCGCGGTCACGGTGGCGGCCACGTCGGTCTGCAGCAACTCGACCTGACCCACCGCCGCCGATGCGGCATCCAGCGAGTAGCCCCACTCCAACACCTGGATCTGCCTGGTGCTGGGGGTGGACAGCTGCAGCATGGTCTTGATCGCAGTGCCGGTGGTGACCTTCTGCTGCGCCGCGGTGGTCGGCGACGGGCCATTAAACGTGATAAAAGGCACGGAATCTCCTTACGCAGCACCGAACACGGACAGGTCTCCGCCGTCGACACGGATCCGTTTGAGGATGTGAGGCCACATGGCCTCGATCAGGGGGTCCCAGGGGCTGCCGCTGGCTTGGCCCAAGCTGAGATTCACGACCGGCCGGGCCACAATGGCGGAGCCGCCCATCGACGCCCCACCCGAAGCGCCCGACATCATGGCCCCGGTCTGCTTGTTGTTGTAGACGGTCGCGCCGCCGCCCGGATGCATCGACACGACCTCGACACCGTTCTCACCGACCGTGTACCACTTGCCCGGGTCCATCGGACCACCACCAGCGCGGCCGCCGCCGTAGCCGGAGGTGTCGCCCCCACGGGCACGGGCGCCTGCGGAGATGCTGCCAAGTAGGCGGTTAAGGTACTGGGCTCGGGCGATCGCCTCCAGTAGGCCGGGCGCCCGAACCTCGACATCCGTCTGTGCGGGTATCGCCTTCAGTGCGGCGATGAAATCGTCGACCTGCTCCTTGTTCAACCCCATCTGGTACGCGTGCTGACGCAGCCTCTCGATCATCTCGTCGTACGCGGTGTTGGCGGCGCCCATGTCGCCGGTCTTCTCGAAGATGTCCTTGCGGATTGCCTCGATGGCTTCCGCCTCGGCGCGCATGGCCGCCAGGTTCTCCCGGCCAGCTTCGTTGCGGATGTCGAGGCTCTTGCCGTTTTCCTGCACCGATTTGGTGAGGTTGTCGATGGATTCCTGATAGTTGCTGGCCAGCTCCTGCGCGCCCAGGACCCGGTCGAACATCTTGTCCATCGCCTTGAGCTGGTCTTCGATGGCCTCGGTCGCAGTCTTGGTGATCTTCGCGACTTCTTCCTCGGCGCGGATGATCGACTGGATGCCGCCGCCGACGAAGTCTTTCGAGGCGTCGTTGGCTGCATCGATGGCGGCGACCTGGTCGCGGAAGTTCTGGCCCTGGTTCTTGATCGCATCGCCTGCGACGGGAAGCCAGCCGAACAGGGTCTCCATCGTGCCGGATATGGCGGCGCCGGTTCGTGAGGACCATTCGAAGATGTCCCCGAGTGTGGCGAGCAGGTCGCCCGCGAACTCGATGGTGCCCTGGATGGCCTGGGAGATCGCGACGATCGCCATTACCGCCTGGTCGGGATCGTCGCTGATCTTGGTGAAGAAGTCCGAGACGGCTGCGCCGATCTTCGGCAGTTCGGCGCCGATGGCCCGGATGACCGGTTTCGCGGCGTCCATGGCCTTGATGAATCCGGGCATGACCTCGCCGACGAATCCGGTCAGGCCTTTGGTCAGCGGCACCAGGGTCGGGGCGATCTTCGTGCCGGCTTCCTGGAAGTTCTTCGCCAGCCGGTCGCCCGCGTCATCGAGCAGTCGCAGGCTCTCGATCAGCGGCTCGACGAACGGGCCACCCGCATCCGTCAGTGCACTACCGACGTGGTCCGCGACGCGCTTCGCCTCGGCTTGGACCCGCTGATCCTGGGCTGCCGCGGCGATCCCACCGACGATCCCACCCGCACCCGCGGCGCCGATCACCGCGGCGGAGATGGCCGATCCGATGGCCGGCGCCAGGATGACGCCGATGCCCACCGCGGCAGCGATCGCCGGTCCGCGCAGTGCCATCAGCGACTTGGTCAGGCCCTCGCCGATCTTCTCCCCGGCATCGGTTCCGACCTTCACCGCCTCGGAAGCGATGGACTTACTTAGCCGCTCAAAGATCCGCAGGTTCGATTGTTCCTTGCGGATGGACTTGAGCAGGTCCATGTCGCCGGTCTCGTCGAACTGTTTGACCAGCTTCTTTACTTCAGCTTCGGTTTCCGAGATCTTTTTGGTAAGGATGCCCGATTCCTTGGACACGCCCTCCAGCGAGTCGCCGAACTTGTCCGCCGCCTTCGCGTCGCGCAGCAACCCGCGCTCGACGCCCGAGTCGTGCAGATTGAGGTCGATGTTGACCGACTGACGAGTGGCCATGCGCGCGAGTCACCTCCCCCGATCGACGGACGGTGATCTCGTGACATGGGCCGCTACGGTGCGCGTGTGAGCAACGACAACATCACCCGCATCGGACCCGGCGTGCCCGTACGGCAGGAAAAGAAGACGCGCAGGTGGTTCGGGATCAAGCCGGAGTTCGTCATCGCCGCGGCGGTCATCATTGCGATGGGCATGATGATCACAGCTGTGGCTGTTTCCGGCACATTCGACCGAAGTCCAGCCGGAACCTTCATGATCGCCGGGCGGGTCCGGGTGTCCGGGTCCGGATCAAACCTCGCGTTCGGCAACAGCGTCGGCGACTGCCGCGGCAAGGCCGGGTTTGACGACCTCCACGAAGGCGCCCAGGTGGTCGTCGCAGACGCCGGCGGGAAGACGATTGCCATCGGCCAACTCGGACTCGGCGAGAGCGCGACCACGGACAACGGCATAACCGGCAGTGTCGTGCGGCTTGTGGCCTGCACGTTTCCCATCGAGGTACGCGATGTTCCCGAGGGGCAAGCCTTCTACCGGATCACGGTCACGCACCGGGGAACGCAGGAGTACACGAGAGGGCAACTCAGGCAACCGATCCACCTGACGCTGGGCTAGCCGCCGCCTCCTTCTTGCCCCACTCGTTGAGGAAGGCGTCGATGACGCGCGGGCTCATCGCCCGCACGTCCAGGTAGCCCTGGCCGCACCTGGCCAGGGTTGGAGCGATCAGCGCGAGGCCTTCTTTGATCGAGCGCCCGCCGTAGACGGCGAGGAAGAGTCTGGGGGGCCGGCATCGCCGCCTTCCGCCGTCTCTTCCTTCCATTCGACCTTGCGGATTTTGATCCGGAACTCATGCAGGTCAGGGACCAGGAACCCGGCCATCCGGCAGGCCATCCATGCCTGCGACGCCTGCCACCGGATGGTGTTGCGGGGCTTGTCGTAGGCGTCGAGCACCGAGAACCAATTTCCTAGCCCGGCCTCGTATTCGGAGAGCACGACGGAGTCCAGGTCGTCCAGCTCGGCCTCGTCGAACCGAAGCCATTCCTTGGTGATCTCGTAGGTCTTTCGGTCCTCTTCGGACAATTTCAGCAGGACTGACACTGCTTGCCCTTCTTCCTGGGAGAGCGGGAGAGTTGACCGGCCCGCGACGACGCACTTTCCCAGGACGTCACGCGGGCCGGAGATATGCGAGCGCCCTGGGCCGGAAGGGGCTCCAGGGCTTCGGTTGAGGGGTCAAAGCCCGGTGATGTGCCGGGTGATCCGCTTGGCGGCGTTGTCCAGTTCCCGCACGGCCTTCGGCGTGGCGCGCTGGGCGGGTTCGGACATCCAGCCCGCTTTGATGCGCTGCCATGCGCTCGGCTTGTGCACCCATCTTCCCCAGAAGGGATGCTTGAGTCGTCCGCGCTCGAGCTCTTCGACTTGCCGGTCGTGTCCGCGGCGGCCATAGGCCCGCCCGGTCAGGGTTACTTTGCGGGTGGCGCCGCCCTTGTGGAGCTGAACTTTGATGATCAGCGCGCGCTTGAACACCTGCTCGTAGCCGCGAGGCATGTAGGTGTCGGTCGATGCGCGGATTTCCTTCTCGACGACGTTGCCGGCGTCGAGCATGGCCTTGTCCAACTCGCGATCCGTTGCCTTGGCGGCTTGGCGCAGGTTGCGGGCCAGTCGGTCGAGTTGTCGTTTGTCGACGTCGACCCGCAGCGCCATGGCTAGGGGGTCACATCTCGCACAACTGCGCCGGTGATCGGGTATTGCAATTGCTTCTCCGCCAGGGTTCCGACCCCGCCACCCATCTGCCACGCATTCGGCAACACGTTGAACTGATATTCCGGGTTGGTGGTGGCGATGGTGGTGTTCACCGGACGTGTGGCGACTGCGACGGCCACGTTGGCGTCGAAGGCCGCCCAGATGGTGGCGTCGACTGAGCCGCTTGCGAAGTCGTCGTGCAGGTTCATCGTGAACGTGCCCGACTTGAGCCCGCCGGTGCTCTCGCGCCAACTGTCGCCGAACGCAGTCGAGTCGAGTGCGTCGGCGGACAGGGCAAGCTGGAAGTTCGTGCCGTGGTCGGACAGGTTGACGCTGTTGAAAACGCAGTACATGTTGAGCAAAGCCAAGACGCTCAAGGCTTTTCCCCTTTCGTGGCCTGGTCCTGGATGTGGGATGCCTGGACCAGCCAGGCGGGGTAGTCGGTGATCTGCACGACAAGCGGCACGCAGCTGATCTGGTTGAGGGCGTAGTCGACGACGAGGCCGCCGGCGTTGTCCTTGACCATGCGGGTCAGGTGCAGCAGCAGGCGCTTGTCCTCGGCATTGGCGGTGATGACCAGCTCGGGACGGCAGTCGCGATACGGGATGCCGAGCGATTCCAGCCAGGCGCAGGCTTGTGCGCGTTGCTCGTCGGTGACGGGTTCGGCGCAGGTGTCGACGCGGGCGATCTTCCACAGTTCGCCGTACGGGGGTTCTATGTGGTTCACGGGTTGGTGGTCCGGATGGCGAGTGCGGAACCGATTACCCAAGATCCCGTGATGCTGCTGATGTTGATACGCCACCAGGTGTCGGTGATCGCGCCGGCCACGGGGGTCAGCCAAAATCCGGCCGCCGTGGTGATCGCGCCGCCGTTGAACGTCGCACGCGTGGTGGGGGTAGTGAAGCCGGAGTTGTCGTCGGACTCGACGATCGCCGTGATAGACGTGCCCGGGGTGCCGAAGGTGTGCAGCGTTCCGTAAAGACTTTGGGTGGAGCTGATCGCGCCGAGCTGGATGCCGGTGCCGGTCGCGCCAGTGGCGGAGACGGTGCCGTATTCCTTGAACAGCTTCCCGCGGATCTGCCCGATATTGCCGTCCGAGCCTTCGCCTTCCAGCTTGGCTTTGGACAGGTCGCCGACATCGCCGTCGAAGAACGTGATACTGGTGGGCAGTTTGCGCATGATGTGCGCGATTTCGCCCTCGGTTTCCTGCAACCCGGCGGTGACCACCTGCCCGCCGGTGCCCAGGTTGTTGAAGAACTCCGGATCCACGTCGTTGGCGCTGTCGCAGGACCAGAACCCGCCGGTCGACAACTGCGACTTCTTGAGCGTGTTCTTGTGCTCACGCCACCCACCGGAGCGCATGGTGGTCCGCTCGCGAGTTTCCGCCTCACACCGCAGCAGCATCTCTTCGGCGGAGCCGGTGAAATCCAACGGCCCCATGTAGACGAAGGCGTTGGTGAGCGCGAGAACTCCCACGTCAGGACTCCTGCTTGCCCTTGGCTGGCTCCTCCGGCAGCAGCTCGATCGCGCCGGACTCGACCAGCGCCGAAATCAAGGTCCCGCCTGGCTTGCCGGGTTCGCCTGGGTCCAGGCGGACGATCCCGCCTTCGACGATGTCTTCCCGCGTGACCGCGTCACGGATGGCGAGCACGCCGACGACTTTGGCTCTGACGCAGCGGGCCTCGATGGCCTTCTTGCGCTCGGCGACCTGATCCGCCGTAGAGTGCACGACTTTGTTGGCCACTGGAACTCCTTTGCTACGGCACGACTTTGACGACACCGCAGGGCAGGATGGGCGCCTCTGGGGTGTCGGTGACCTTGACGAACATGTAGTAGGTGCCGGCCGCCAGCTCGACTGTTCCGCCAGGCCCGACAAGACACTGGGCCCGGTAGGTGGCCGGGGTGGTGGTGGAATCGGTGTCCCACGTGGCGGCTTTCCAGTCGGAGGCACCCGCCGCGGGTGCGATGTTCGTGGTGGGGAACGCCATGGCGACCGCGTTGCCGGTGGGGTTGACCGCGGCGCCGGACTCCCTGCCGGAGACCTGCGCCTGCAGGTAGTCCAGGGAGGTGACGCGGATGGTGATCGCCCGCAAGCTCACGTCAGCCCCTCTCCGGTGGCCCTGCGCGCCACTTGACTTCGGGAGACTCGGCGGCCCACTTGATCTCTGGTGGCCCGGCCGACCATTTCGCCTCGGGCGGCCCGGCCTTCCATGTCGCCGGGGTGCCAGCGGGTGGGGCGTCGAAGGTGCGGGAGTGCACGATGAGCGGGCGGTTGGGCATGGCCCGTCCGAGGCGCGCCATCACCAACTCCCCGCGCGGACAACCGCTGCCGGATTGGGCAGCAGGATGGTGGGACGTGCCGAGGCCGCCGCTTCAACGGTGATGTCGGCGAAGAAGTAGTCGCTGCTGGTGTTGGTCGGAGGGTCGGTGCGGGTGCCGCCGTTGCGGAACCGGCCTGTGGTTGCCGAGAGCACCCCTGTGCCGATGGGGAACGTGGTGGCGGGGCTGGTGTAGACGAAGTGCCCGTCGTCGCAGAACACGCCCTCCACGTAGGAGGTGGAGGCGGTCAGGCTCACGTTGCCTGGGGAGATGAAAAGCGCCGAGGTGAACGACATCCACGTGTTCGATGTCGGTGTGCCGTGGGCCGCATCGTTGAGGTCCGTCTCGGCCAGCAGCGCCCAGTCGGGTGTGCGCTGCCACAGCTGCCAGAAGAAGGTGGGCGGTCGTCCCGCCGCCGGCACCCACGCCCGGCCGCCAGCACAGTCCCGGTCGGCTGACGAGGTGAACTCCAGCCCGAAGAAGTGGGTGATGAAGTCGAGGTCGTCGGTGGCCGGTGTCTGGTTGGTGTACAGGGTGTCGGCCACGACGTGCTCAGCAGCGGGAGACTTTGAGAGTGGCCCGTACGTTGACCACTGCAGGCGCGGTGCACCGGATCGCGAACCCTTCGGCTAGCGCGCAGTCCGGTTCGGTGCCCAGCGGGAAGTCGTAGACGATGGTGCCGCCGTTGGGGGTCAGCAGGATTTCCCGCATCACCGTAAGCGCGGTCGGTTCGGCCGACCAGTTCCGGGCGGCTGTGGCACCCACCGCGATCACCCGGCCCAGCTCCTGCGTCGGGGTGAGCGAGGTCGAGTTGGTGCCGGGGGAGTTGGTGGCCCACGTGCAGTAGCAGATCTCCACCAGCACCGGCACGGCCGAGGCGGTAACGCCGTCGAAGCCGATGTTGTATCCGGTCAGCAGCAGGCCCGAGTTGGCGTGCGCTTTCCAGCCGATGACAGTCTTCGCGGTGGCGGCCGACAGTGCGACCGCCGCGCTGGTGGAGGCCGTGTAGACGGGTGCGGGCATCAGACCTCCATCAGGTCAGGTAGGACAGGAGTCCGATGGTGAGGACGATGGATGATGTGGCGCCGTCGTCGTCGAGGCCGCCGCGCAGGTTGACGTTGGCGACTTTGGCCAGCTTCAGGTCTGGAAGATCACCAAGTGTGGGGTTGGCGGCGATCCACTCGACGATCACGTCGGCGATCTCCACCGCCCTGGCGTCGCCTTCCTCGCGGGTGGCCTGGCCCGGCTTGTAGACCTTGACCTCGATGTTCATCGACAGGTTCTCGGTGCGAGGGGATCTGGCGTTGTTGCGCATGGCGGCCAGGTCGGGTTCACCTTCGACATCTCCGACGCCTGCGACGGTCTCGCGTAGGACGTCGCGGGGCATGTCGTACTGGACATCCACGCCCTGCAAGCCGGGGAGTCCGGCCAGTAGGCCGTTCTTGCCCACCAGCCGCGCTTTGGCCGCGGCGGCGTTGGTGCCGCTCACCGCAGATACCTCTGGTGGAACAGCGAGTACCGCTGCGGATGGTAGGTCAACGTCCGGGAGGCGGGTGCCCGTTTGGCGTTGGCGCCGGAGCCGTTGACCCGCCGCGAATACCTCGAGTAGACCGCGTCGACTTCAGGCAAGCCGGTCTTGAAGCTGTCGGGCATGTCCAGGCGGTAGGTGCCGAACTCGCCCATCGAGTAGGAGGTGGCCCGGTCGGGGATGCCCGACTTGTTGAAGTTCAAGCGGCTGCGGAACCGGGTCAGGCAGGCCGGGATCAGGTCGGATGGTGGCCCGTCCAGGCCGTATTCGAACTCCACCACCACATTGGCGCGGCCTTCGGTGAACACATTCCCGTCGGTGCGCACCAGCGTCCCGTCCGAAAGCGGCGCCACACCAGCCAGCTCCGCTGCGGTGAAGTCGACGAACGTCTCGTCCACATCCGGGGCCACGGAGATGCGCCTGATGGTGCGGATGTTGGCGATGGACCGGATCGGGTCGGACATCTTCAGGACCAGGTGGCTGGTGCCCGACCCATCGAGGACGACCCGCTCATACCTTGGGAAGAAGGCCTGGTCGCAGATGTTCTCAACCTCGACCTCAACCTCGGTGCGTTTCGTCTTCAGGTCGTCGGTCGTGTACCTCTCCGAGGAGGACAGGGACTCATCGGAGTCCCTGCCTTCCTTGAGGGAGAAGAAGAACGAGCTGACGATCTCGAAGTGGTCGGTTTCGGTGGTGGCGTTGCCGCCGATGGTGCCGGCCCAGGCGACCGTGCCGCGTTTGAGCTGCGACTGCGACGGCAGGGTGAACGTGTACCGCCCGGATCCCACACCCGCCGAGCTGGCGTTGCCGGATGCCACCGAGGTTCCGTTCGCGTCGAGCACCGAATAGGTGACTGTGACGGATGAGTCGGTGGGGGTTTCGTCCACCAGGAAGGTGTGACTCAGCGTTCCCGCCTGGCTTTTGAGGATCCGGGTCAGGCCCACGGGTCAGCCCACCCTCACGGAGCCCTCAACGGTGCCGGACACGATGTCCACGTAGATGCCGTTCGCGACCTGGATTCCCGGCTCGTGCATCAGGCTCGCCGACCCGTTGGCCGCCAACGCCACCACGTCGAGCAGGGTGCCCGACGCGGCGGAGGCGTTGTCGTAGACGCGGACAGCGGCTGTTGCACTGGCGGTCTCACGTAGGCAGATGCCGCGGTAGAGACCGTGCGTGGCGCGGATGACCTGATCCGAGCCGGTGAGCGCGATCGCTGTCGCCCGCGCCGCCATCGGTCAGACCCCGGACCACTGGTAGGTCACGACGATCAGACAGTTGGGGATAACCAACCCCGTGCCGCCGACCGTCTTGACGATGGTGATGGTGTCGTCGGCGGCGAGAACGAGGTTGGCCGCCGTGCCGGACAGGGTCATGCTCTCCGCCGTGAGCGCCACCGAGTTGGTGGCCGCCCACGAGCGGGTCGCCACCGTGGTCGCCGAGGCGCCCGCAGTGTGACGGGTCAGCGTGTAGACGGCGTTGTTGGTGCCGTCGGCGGTGATCGCGGCGGACGGGACGAGGGTCACGGACTGGACGGTGGCCTTGTACGGCGCCCGCCAAACGGGCAGGTTGCCGGTGGAGGCGGCGTTGCCGGTCGACTCGAGGTTCACCGCGACCGTCAGGTTGCCGCCCATTTCCTTGATCTGCATGGGAAAACGTCTCCTTGATATGGCTGGAAGTCTGGGCCTGGAAACGCCTCAGCCCGCCGACGTGGCGGGCTGAGAGGCGCGATGGGCGGCGGTTACTGGGTGCCCTTGTACATGGCGCGGTGATCCAAGATCGTCCCGCTGTATATATGGCGGATTTTATACAGGATGGAATCGTTGTTGAACATCGATCCGACGTTCGGGTCGTTCTGGGTGAACAGCTCGGGCTGCTCCTGGCCGCGATAGAAGCCGATCTCGATGGTGGGGCACATGTCCGGGCTGGCGAACAGGTACCAGTCGTCGGCGTCGGACAGGTACGACAGCACCAGCAGTTCCAGGTTCTGGTGCAGGTTCGGGATAGTCGCGTTGCTGTTGGAAATCACCTTCACCGCGGAGTTGACCAGCTCCCAGCCGGTCTGCTCCAGCTCCGGCGGAACCACCAGTAGGCGCGGGGTGAGATCGAGGATGTCGACGCTGTCGCCGTAGGCCGATTGCTCGCGCATCTTGCGCCGCGCGACGGCAAGGTTGGAGTCATTGAGCGCCGCAGCGTCGGTGTTGGCGTGGTTGGTGTGGAACACCGCCGTGCTGTCGTAGGTGCAGGTGGCGTTGGTGCGGACCATGTCCCAGACGAAGCGGTGCAGCGTGATGGCTGCCGCGCGGCCGAGCTTGGCGGGGATCTTCTGGATCGTCCGGACGTCGTCGTTGGCGATCGCCTCGAGCGTCAGATCCTCAGTACCGCCGCGCTTGCTCAGGGCGTAGGTCGCCTCTTCGTCTGCCGGGGTGGTAAGCGGCTGGTAGGGCGCCCCCTGGTTCACCGTCGGCAGGGTGCCGTAGCCGCCCATCCGGCCGATCCGCTGAGTGCGGAAGTCGTTGACCGGCGGGGTTGAGGAGACGATCAGGCGCCAGTTGTCCAGGCCCGGCTTGGAGTATTCGGCCACCACGCGCCGCGTGATCGAGTCGCCGAGCAGCTGGTCGAATGTCGAGGTCGTCACCGACTCCGTCGAGCGGACCGCCGAGTCGAACCCGCCTGAGCGGCCGATGCACTCGCGCAGGATCACGCGGTTGAAATCCTCGTCCAGGGTGCGCGGGCCGCGGATGCCGGTGACGTCGATGAACATCTCCCGGAAGGAGCGGTAGCCGGTGTTGTCGCCGGCGAAGAAGCCGTCCATGGCGGCCTTCTTCTTGTCCAGGCTCTCCTGGGTCACCTGTGCGGTGAACGACGGCCGCAGGTCGGCCCGCTCAGCGAGGCCGAGGGCGGCCTTCAGGGTGGCGATCTTCGCGTCCACGTCGGACTCGGTGATGCGTTCGGCCAATTCCTCGGCGATGGATTCGGCGACCCGGGCAGGAAGCCCGGCGTCCTCCACCTTGCCCTTCACCATGAGCCTCGCGACATACGAGGTCTTGTCCATCTTGCCGTCGTTGACCGCCTCGACCGTGCGGGTCTCCTCGGTGGTGGTTGTGGTGGTGGACTCGCTCGCCCTGGTCAGACCGGCCGCGAGCTTCGCACGCTGCTCGTCGGTCGCGGTCTCGAATGCGGCGAGCATTGCTTCCAGGGTGACGGTCACGCCATCCTCCTCATTGCTCTCTTCGGTGATCCCGCCCGCGAGCACGCGGGTGGCTTTTCCTCCTGCTGCCGGGTCGGCGACCACATCGCAGGAGTTGACTTTGGTGATGCGCACGGCCTCCTGGGTGCGGCGCCCGCCGGAAACGACGGGGCGCAACTCGGTCAGCGCATCGTGGGAGATGCCGACGATCGGCGGCAGGCCTTGCGCTTGCGCCTCGATCGACGCGTCGAGCGCCTCGGCTGTGTGTCTGGCGCTCGGGAGCAGGTGCAGGTCGCCTTCCAGCCCGCGGCCGTTGGAGCGCACGTTGCGGTAGTGTCCGACCAGGCCGGTGATGGTGGAGGACTGGAGTTCCTGCGCGGTGCGGTGATGGTCGAAGGCTTTCGCGCCCTCGTACAGGCCGACAGCGGACTCCAGGACGTGCGCCGGGTAGTTGCGGCCGTTGCGGCTTTGGCCGGCGGCGATGATTTCGACCCGGAAGACACGGCCGCCATCCGGCGCGGATGAGAGCGCTTCGATCAGTCGGCCTTCGATGCGCTCCGTGGCTTCGGTGGTCCGCTCTGCCTCGACCGCCACTGACTCCTGGGTCTCCACGCCGTAGCGCTCAAGCGCTTTGCGGATACGCCCCTTGACCTTCTTCAGGTCCTCAGCCGAGTACTTCGCCGCGTTCTTCGGCATCGATATGTACGACCAAGCCGCGCGCGCGTGCTCCTCTGAGTCACAGGGATAGCGCTTCTTGCCGTCTGCTTGAAGGCCTTCGTCGGCGTAGTAAACGTCGCCGTACGGCATCGTGCTGGAGTCGGCCTCCTGCAGGTGCGCCTCGACGATCGCCTCCACTGCCCGTCCAAACTCAGGTGCGTCCGGGTCCGAGCCCACCAGCGGCGACAGGCGGAACACGAACGTCATCGAGTCGAGCAGGTCGGCATGGCCGGATTCGGTCACCGCTTCGGTGACAGCGGCGTGCCAGTCGAGGACGTAGTCCTCGTCCAGGTCTTCTTGGGTGAGCACCGCTCCTCCAAAGCTGTTGCGGGGCATGAAAAAAGCCCGCGAGACAGCGGGCTTGAAGTAGTTGGGCTTGAGGGATCAGAGTTGCCGGATGGCTGCGGAGTTGATGCGGTTGCCGACCGTGAACTCGACGATGGACGCGAGCAAGTCGTTCTTACTTAAGGAGCCGACACCTCGCATGCCCAGATCGGCCGCTACCGCCTTGAGCTCAGCGACCTTGAGGCCCACGAGAGCAGACCTTGCCTCGTCGCGGGTGGTCGCGGTCGCGAGCCGGCCACCGATCGAGCTAGTGCCGGCACCGCCGCTCGCGGCGGGTGACGTGGCGGGCGTGTCCTTGCCCCACATCATCTGGCCCTTGGCTGAGCGTTCCATCCAGTCCGAACCCGACTGGGGCGCTTCGGCTGGAGCCGCCGGCGCGGCTGCAGGGGTCTGCTTCGAGGTGCCGGCACGGCTGATGCGGCGGCGTGGGGCTTTCGGTTCGGTGTCGCTCCACATCATGTCGCCGGCGGCGGCGCGCTGCATCCAGTCCGTGGTTGGCTGGTTCGACTTCGACGCGTGGCTGGCCTGCTGGGCGTCGTACGCCTTGCGCATCCAGTCGGGTGCGTCGGCTGGCGGCGGCGGTAGTTCGTTGCGGTTGGGCCCGAGCGGGCTGCCTAGGTCGACTCGCATCATGGCGTCGCGGTCGAGTCTGGAGCCGACCAGGTTCTCCACCAACGTTCGGTGTTTCTGCTCCCGTGTGCCCCTGACGAAATCGCCGAGGCCGAACTCCCGGGCGACCTCGTCAAGTTCCTTGTGGGACAGCGCCTTGAGCGTCTCGTCGACTGCGTCACGGTCGCCGGAGACAGGGGCTGCCTTCTTGTCCCTTAACACGGAAAGCACCGAGCCCATATCGGACTTGGCAGGTTTGGCCTTCTTCGCCTGTGCCTTCTCCCGATCCGCCTGCTCTCTGGCTTTGTGACCTGCGGCGAACTGGGCGAAGTAGGAGTTTGCCTCGACCTCGGGTCCTTGCTCCTGCCGCTGGCGCAGCTTGGCGAACACGTCTTCCGTGCCGGAGATCGCGTCGGCCTGTTCGCGGTTGAGCTGCGGTCGGTCGCTTCCGATTACTGGCGGCGCGAACGGTTCGGCGGGCGCGCGCCCGCGCCGGGGACGCTCGGCGACGCTCTGTTCCCGCTGCATTCGCCGCTTCTCCCACAGGTCCGACATGCCGGCGATCGCATCACCGCGGTCACTGTCGTCGGAGGCTCGGCCGCTGGGCGCGTTTTCGTGGTCCCACAGCATGTCTTTGATGACGTCTTCATGGGCGCCGCGGGGGACGTCGATACCTCGGCTTCTGGCTTCCCGCCGCAGAGCTTCGCGTCCGAATCCGTCCAGGGCGTTGGTGTCACCGGATGCCATGGCCTTGGCGACAGCGGAACGGCGGGGCTTGGTCGTGTCGACCGGCGCGTTGGCCGACGACTCGCCACCATCGTCGCCCAACCAGGTGACGTTCTTGTCCGTGAAGGGCACGCGCTCAACGCGGTCGGATTTGTCCCACTTCACACGTGCCGCAATGGTGTTGCGGGAGACAATCGTGCCGCGAGAGATCCCGCCATCGGACCCACGCCACTCGACCCTGGTCGCGTCGCGCGGGCGAACGCCGCGCGCAACCTTTTCGGCCGCCTCGCCGATATCGTCGCCGATCTTCCTGGCGAACTTCCCGCCCTTGCCCCGGTTTACCGAGATCCGTTGTCCCTTGCGCAGGAAGGAGTCTTCAGCCTCCAGCATCCGGGCGTACATCATCAACTGCACGGCGGGCGAGGACAGCGCTTCCAGCGAGCGGGTTCCGTTGTGCACTCGGGTGACCCCCTCGGGTGAGCGGTCGGCCTTCTCCATTTTGGCGAGGAGCCGGACGAACTCGTCCGCTTCGGCCATGGCGAAGGACGCGGTCATCTCAGCACCGCGCATGTCGTCGAAGTCCATGTCGGACCCGTGCGGAACGGCACCGAGTTTGACCTCTACGCCTACGTCCGGATCGTCCAGATAGATGTCGTAGTGAACGTCGGCCCACTGGCCGGGGATCGAGCCTTCGGCAAGCGTCCAGTAGCCCGTTTCGGGTCGCTCGGGTCCGGAAAGCGGGTCCAACTCGGACTCAGCCCGTGAGATCTCGGCGGTCAGCCGGTCCCACTCGGCGTCCTCTTCGACGGTGAACTTGCGTCCCAGGGCCTTGCGCTTGAGTTTGTCCCGCTGGAGCGTCAGCCGGTCGAGTTCCTGATACGGCTTGTCCAGCTCGGCTTGTAGCTTCTCACCGTCATCCAGTGCCTTGGCCAGCGTCTCGCGCAATCGCCGCGCGCTGTTCTCGTCGAGAACGGCCGTGTAGCCGCCCGGCAACTCCGCCACATCTGAACCGGCATCCTCGTATTCTTCGAGCTGCGCTCGCAGTTCCGCGAGAAGGACGGGATCGGCGTCCGGGTCTGCCTCGAGATCGTCGATTTGGTCCTCGAGGTCTTCCGCCAGCGCGCGCCGCTCAGCGCGTTCCTCGTCGAGTTCGGCAGTCCGGTCAGGTCCTGCGCTCCATGGCCCACCGTGGTCGTGGCGGGTGCCGAAGACGGCGTTGCCCAGGCCGATTCGCAGGCTTCGGTTGCCGTCCTTCTCGGTGACCGCCAGCCATGCCCGGCCGCCCTCGCCCGATATCCGGTCGGAGCGCAGGAGCCGTTCGCCGGGCTGAAGGTCGATGCGGCCTGCGCCCTTCAGCTTGTCGCCCAGGATTGGGACTCCGGGTACGTCTGCGAACTGTCCTTCGGCGTCGCGGATGTATTCGCGCTCCAGGGAGCGCTCGGGCGCGACGGCGAGGGTCATCAGGCAGCCTTACTCGCCTTGGTCACGGCCTTCTTCGCTACCGACTTGGGTGCCTCGTCCTTCTCTGCGCCGTCGTCAGGCTCCTCGACCGCCCTGGCAGGCTTCGCGGGTGCGTCGTCGACCACGGGCACGTATGCGCGGGCGACGGTACCCGAGATGAGCATCCGCGTGCCGTCGCGCAGGGTCACCACGCAGTCTGATTCGCGGTCTTCTACGGTGCGGACTGCGGTTTCGTGCACTCCGAGCCGGTGTGCTGCTTCTACTGGGGTCACGTCTATCTCCTCACCAGACGCAGGTGGGCCTCTTGCGCCTTGTCCACTTCGGTGGCGATGTCGTCAGGGTTGGCGTCGGGCTTGGCCAACTCGGTCGAGAACGGTATGCCCACATAGTCTTCCCAGGCCTTGCGGGCGGCCATCGCGGCGGCTTCCTTCGACAGGGCGCCGATGGTGACCAGCTTCTCCAAGCCGGTACTCAGATTCAGCATCACCTGCGCGGTGATCTGCGAGTCGGCGGCGGCGATTTCCGGGCCGGTGACGATGACGGCTTCGGATGCCCGGATTTGGGTAGCCTCACCGGTTTTCGGGTCGTGGGCCTCGACCATCTCCGGGAGCCGCTTGGCCGCAACGGCCCGGTCGACCGCGAAGCGTACCAACTCGTTCTGTTGTCCGAGCCAGATGTTCTGCACACTGCCGACTCGACGGCGCACGGGTTCGGCCATCGACATCGACGTGGCCCGGTTGGCACCCTCCGGCTCGGACAGCCAGATCTTGCTCAGGCCGGCACCGGAGGCGATGTTGGTCAGCACGCTCTGGTTGGCGACGGTGTCTTCCATCGCCCCGGTCTGGGCGGAGATGGACTTCCACTCGACCGACTCGTTGTGGACCTCGATCGTCCCCGATGGTGGGACGTGGATGCCACCTCGAGCGGCCACGTAGGCGTCCACATCGGACTGGTCGCCTTCGACCTTCACCGAATAGGCGAGATGGCGCATGAGCGCCGTGCGGTCGATCAGGTTACTCAGGACGGTGTCGTAGTTGTCCAGCCAGTCCAAAATGGGCATCAGGAACGGCATGCCGCGTACGTCGGTGTCCAAGGTGCGCCACGGCGCCCAGAAGGCGGCCTGGCCCTCGCGGAGCATGGTGTCGTCGTTGACCTGGACCACGCTCCAGGTGCGGTCTTCGCCCTCGCTATCCAAACCAGGAAGGATGACCTTGTCCGGCCACAGCGGGTTCCCGTGGCGCAGCACGACATCCTTGATGATCGACGGCTCGACCGGCGCAAACCGGATCACACCCGAACTGGAGCCCTCGAGCATCTCGTAGAGTTTCTCGCCGATGAGCAACTGGCTTCGCAGCGCCATCTCCTGAATCTGCCCCAACCGGTTCGCCGGGTCGGTCCAGAATTCGCGCACCACCTCGGCAACCTCGGGATTGGTGGCCTGCCACGTCACACCTGAGTCGCCGACAGCGAATGCGACGATCGTGTCGATGACCGCGGTCGCCATCGGGTTGGATCTGTACGCCGCAACCGAGTAGTCGCGTGCCTTCTCGCGAGTCCAATGCGGCACCTCGCGGTGTCCCTTGGATGCCAGTCGGTAGCCGAAGTCCCCGTCGATCGGGTCCCGGGCATAGGTGCCCAGGGTCGCTCCGGTCGAGATGACCTGATCGGCCAGCGCCTCCTGTGCGCGTGACTCGGTGACCCTGCGGGCGGGCCGCAGCCACGACCTCATGCCGACTTACTCACCGCTGGCTTGACGGTCCGAAGGTTGCGGGTGGGCTCTTTCGCCCATTCGGCGGACTTCTCCGCCTCAGCCTCGGCGTGGGTGGAGGCGATCCAGGACAGGGTGATGGCCTCGAGTGCGCCGATGATCCCGGACACCCACCAGGCGCCGGGCATCCCGAAGTTGGCGAGGACACCGCCGACGCACACGGCGAAGGCGATGAGCCCGGCCGCGCCGAGCAGGTTGGCGAACAGGCCCGCGGGTACGCGGGGCACCCGGATACGAAGCTCCATGCGGGCCTCCTAGATCAGATCTTGAGTCGGCCCTGCGGCCGGAACAGGTTCGCGGTGTTGAGCGCCGACTGGCTCGGGGCGCCGACTGGTGCGCGTTTGCGCTGGTGGGCGAACATCCACGACCGCTGCTCGTAGGTGTACTTGGCGACTGTCAGCGACCCGATCGGGGAGATCTCCGCCTCGGAGGTGGCGCGTGCCCACGAGGTGGCGTCGGCGCTCGCGGTGCGGATTTTCGCCCCAGCGGCCGCCTCGGTCAGCTGCACCGCAGGCACTACGCGGAAAGCCCTCTGCTTGACCGCGTCGCGGATCTGCCCGCACGCGGCCGCCAACTCTGTTCCGCCGGCGATGAGCAGGTCGCCACGCCGCGGCTTCTCGTCCTTGCGGCGACGCTTCAGCTCGTCCTCGGGCAGATCGTCCGGGCGGAAGAACTTCGCGTCGGTCAATTCGAGCTTGAGCGACTCGAAGGTTCCGGGCCCCATTCCGACGGCGATGGGGTCGAGCTCTTTGCGGATCTCGACCAGGCGCGGGACGATCCACTCGACACCTTCGCGGTAGTCGATCAGTTGGCCGTGTCCTAGCTGGTCGGACCGTTTGCCAAAGATCGTGATCGCTGCCCAGTCGCGCATCACCGAAATGTCCACCGCGACCGCGAGATCACCCTCACGCCTGGACGCCGCGTCTTGGATGTCCGCCCACGCCCTCATGTCGATGACGCCGGCGGATTCCTTGTGCGGCAACCACACGCACAGCCGCTCGTGCGGGTACTTACTTCCCAGTCCCGACGGCTTCTGCTCGTCGATCACTGTTTCGATCTCGATGCGGATCCCGAGCGCCGGGTTGCTCGCGTACGCAAGCTCGAGGTCGTTGACGCGCGCCCGGTCATCGGGCTTGGTCAGGTCCAGGTCGGCGCCCCAGTCGAAATGCGCCAGACGCGGCTCCGCGTTCTCCCCGTCGGACTTGAGCCCGTAGGCCCACGCATCATCGACTCTGGGCGGCGTGCCCAGGAACCACACCTGCCACTTCGGCATCGCCGAGACTGTGGGAAGGATCGCCGCCATCTGCTCGGCGGTCAGCTCCTGCGCCTCGTCAAGGATCAGCCGAGGCGAGGAGAAGCCACGCACCGCAGTGTCGGAGCGGGTGTGGTACTCCAGCTGGCGGCCGTCGCGCAGGATGATCATTCGTTCGCCGTTGGACTGCCGGAAGCGGTACACCTGCTCATGCCAGGCCGGCACGCGGCGGATGAGCTTTTCCATCCGCTTGTACGCTTTCAAGCTGGTCTTATGCTCATGCGCCGAATGCGTGATCTCGTCGACCTTCATGTCGTCAAGGAACAGCCACGCCAACTCAAGGGCTTCGATGACGCCGCCCTTGCCGTTCTGACGTGGGACCCAGATCGAGTTCTTCTTCGCCGTCCAGTCTCCGGCCGCCGGGTTGCCTTCCTCGTCGAGCACGAGATGCTGGCCCAGTCCGTGAGTGAGGATGTACTCCTGCCACGGATCCAAGAAGAGCTTGGCCTTCTTGGCGTTCTCGATTACCTCGGGTGCCGCGGTGAAGTCATGTGGCGGAAAGTTTGCGACCCGCGGCGTCTGCGAGCCGCGCCTTACGTCGAGCAGCGAGCTCATCGTCGTCGCCGCCCTTCGCCTTGGTTTTCGCGCCGGATTCCGACGCGACGAGGACACCCATCTGGCGAAGCTCGGTAAAGATCTGCTTCAATGCGAGCGCCTGCTGTCGGGCTTCCGCGAGCGGGGCGTTGATGACCAACTCCGCTAACTCTGGGTTACCGCGCGCCTCGACGATATCGATCCATGACTCTGCGTCACCCGACAGGAGGCGATCAAGCTTGTCGAGACGATCGACGATCCTGCATGCCTCTTCGATCAGCGCGCATGCGGCGGAGTCAGTGTCGGCACGTTTTAGCAGGTCAGACCGTAGACGCGATCCGCGTGTGTCCGATGTGGAGGGAGCTTTCGCCATGATCGTTACCCCCTGTGACCGCCCAAGATCCAGCCCGGGGAGAGACGACCGCCGT